TTTCGCCTTTTACTGTTCGCTTTCTTGGGTCATGCTGAAATTTAGATATGGAATAAAAGTCAATCCAATCACCAGCTAAAATAATTGTCTTGGGCTTTATCTCATCGATTCGTTCTATAAATAATTCTAATGCGTCTTGGTCATAATAAGGAATATGAGCATCAGCTCCTACTATAATCGGATAATCTTCATCTGATAATTTATAAGGAGCAAAATCAGTTTCATCAGCAGGAGGAATATTTATTTTCGCCATGTATGATTTATCTGCTATTCTTGATCTATCTCTTGCTCCATTAGACCCACGATAATATCTTATTAAATGTCTAGCTTGTTCAGCGGAGCTAAATATTGATTTATTTTCATCAAACATTATTTTTGCTATGCAGAAACTACCAGCAGCTGGATACTTTTTTAAATACTCTCTCGTAATCTCCCCTAAAAATGCCATGATCTCTCCGTTATATTATTCTGTATGTGAAAGATATTGTTGGAAATAATAGGTTATAAGTCTTACCTATTATTTCGCACTTTTTAGTCCCTAACATTGTGCTTGCAGGACGATTTATTTCTATGTTTACAATATCTCCTAATTCAATAGTATAGTATTTAATAGGCACTTCTATTTCGCCGATGCCATGAACATCTTTTGAGTAAGCTAAAATCGTATTGGAAAAACTTTGTGCATCAGCAGGATTGATAAGCAAAGTAAAAGATTCTTTTTGATTAAATGTTTTGTACTTTAAGAATACAGCGTTTTCTTGAGTAGTGTCATAAAGCCACATATAAGGTGAAGTATACCCTTCCTCCCAGTTTTTACTATAACCAACTTTTGTTGAAGAAATAACTTCAGAAGGATCATAAGAAATATTATGGTAATTCAATATATCAATATCTAAAATTGTAGCCGAGGCTGTCGCTGTAGTATCAACTATCTTAAAGCTAAACTTATTATTTTCATCAATAATAAATAATCCAAATACCGTTCCGCATATATCTTCTATTATTTCATTCACTGGCTTATCAGTTATTGCTTTTCCTGCAGCTATATTTATCGTTATGTTAGGAGCTAACGCAGACGCGGCTTCCCATGCTGTAGTATCAAAATAAGTACCATTATAAGTAACATTATATTCATTTACTAAAAGCTCTTTTATTGCGCTTAGAGCGTTTAGTGCTGAGCATGAATATGTTACGCTTTTTGATAATTGCTTGCGCTTATCGCCAATAGTAAATTCAGCGGTTTCTTCTGATATAGTAATATCTTCAACTAATCCTGTATAAATGTTTATATAATCATCAATGGATAGTTCTTCATATCCAAGTAATATTCTTGCTTCATTTCCATATATGTTTTTTGTATCGGCAAAAGTATCAAAATTTCCATCAGCGTTTACTAATGAAATACCTGAGAAGTTATATTGCATTTTACCGAAGAACAATGGGTCACGAGAAATTGATACTGAAGGTACATTAGTTAATCGCCCTTCATAAAGAATAGTTGAATCAATAGGAGTAAACTCATCAGCGCTATATCCGTAAATAACTCCTAAATGAATATCATGTATAAATGGCTCATCATAATTTTTTATACAAACATATAATTCTTCATTAGTTCTATCAAAATAATAAGATTCAGTAGCGTCAGTTAACGAGGCTAAAGTAGTTTTTTTAGTTTGAAAAATACCGTCTACATATACAGAGCCTATTTCGCCAAAAGTCTGTGCAGTAAATCCTGATAATAAAGTTAAATCTACTTCAGGATATAATCCATCAAAGTTTGTATACCATATTCCTGCTCCACAGTTAATCCACTGAGTATTTGTTATAGAAATATCTAGCTGGACCAATACTCTTGGCTTTGAGACAGATAAAATGGAATATGCAGATAGGGTCAAAGCATCATTCCTTTTGCTGTAAAAATATCAAGCATTAGTATATAATATAAATAAGGAGATATAAATGAACTGGTTAGCAATTCTTTTAGCTTTTCAAATAGGGACTTCTGATAATCAAGTAAAGATTTATCGTGAATCTGTAAGTATATGTTCATGGGGTAGTCCTGAAGATGCTTTTTATATTGATATGGAAATGGGAATAGAACTTTTCAAGAGCATTGAAATATCTAGCTTTATGAAATCGTATCAGATTAAAAATACTATGAATAATTTTTTCAGTCCTTATGAAATTGATTATGGATTTAGTACAAATATTAAATATAATGGTTTGGAGTTTGGTTTTATTCATACTTGTAACCATTCTATTCTGTCCTCATTTACTAATACAAAAACAATAGGTTCAATGAATACTGAAATATATGCAAGATATGAATCAAAAATAAATCCTTAAACTGGATAAATAAATCCATTTATAACACTCGCAGCTGTAGCAGTTGTTGAAAAGGCCACACTCTCATATGCTGTGCCTGTAGTAAGATTATAGCATCTAAAAACGAACCCCCCAAAGCTATCACGGAAGAATCCGTGAGGGATTCTTACTTCATTTGCTCCAGTTACATTTGTAGTAAATATTCCATTACAAATTACCAATTTGCTGAAATCTCCAGGATCAGCAAAAATATTAGCATAAGCAGCGGCAAGAATAGTAGAAAAAGCAGATACAGCAATATTTGAACCATCCGCAGGAATTAAATTATTACTTTTACTTCCTATGGTATGCCCCAATCCGGCCCCATCAGTACCATTGTAATAATCACCAAAAGTAGCAATTATTTTTTTACTGGATGCACTTGTAGTTGGGCCATCTTTATATGCACTAGCCACAACCCTAACTGAACTCGCCGCTGTCGCATACCAGCCTTGCTTGCTCGTACTCCATACAGGAGCAGTAGCAGTCCATGCGGCGGCTAACGTCTGGCTTCCTGCTGTTCCACTTGGGGTCAAAGCTAGGTAGCAAGTAGTGGCAGTAGTGATGGCTGTCCAACTCGATGCATTAATAGTTATATCTGCATCAGCAAGAAAAAATGCCCCAGCAATTTCTACAGCACTTCCTGATGCTATAGCAGAAACAGCAGTTGAAGTAAAATTGGTTAATGATAATCCTATATAACCTTTTAAGCCAGAATTGATTATAGTGACCGACGTAGATATTTGCGAAAACGCCATTTTACTTCTCCTCTTCTAATGTAAGTGAATATGTCCAATCAGTTCTGTTAGTATGCATAAAACTTAATTCTTCATCGGCTATTGAACAATATACTGGCTCGATCAAAGTGTAGTCTCTCAAGGTGTCGAGGTTACAAAATATGAAGCTAGAATGATTCCCAACTGTATCATACATTTTAGTTAAGTTATAAATCATAGTTTCTTCAGTTCTAGGGAAACTAAACTCAAACTTTCTCCAATCAGTTCCTATATTAGCCCACTTCTGGCGATTCTTTCCATGTATTACCATGTCTGATCTACGCTTTGTTACTTTAAAATCGGTAAGACTTGAAGGATCAATAGTTAAATAATCTCCTAACCATAATCTGCCTATTTCCAATGAGCCTTGCTCTATATAAAATCTCCAGTATTTGTAATAATAAGTATCAGATAAAAACTTTAATATAGTTGTAGGATTTATAGTAAAGGTTTCATCTACAGGAGGATCAGTCCAATAGTTATTATCACTAGCTTGGATTTTTGCTACTGAGCCTGTTTTTATATTGTGATTTAATATAGCAGATGTATTTACTCCTAAGCCATCATTTATATTCCATTTTCCTACTAAGCCATCATTTTCTGTTATGAAGGATTCACCAGCGTATAAATGAGATATTTCAAAATCAGATGGAATACGGTTATAGAGGGCCACGTCACTTATGAGGCAGGGCTCGGCGTTATCGCCTCCAGTAGCGTTCGCTCCGAGAACAAATGCAACCGAGCTTGATGCGGTATCGGGTGGCGTACAGGCTTTCGATTCGACAAGCACACCGTTTTTGTACGCGGCCATCACTCCCGCGCCGCTGTTGTCGCGGACGAGCAGGACGCGCGCTTCCTCGTTTGTCGCGCAAGGGATGGCTATTGTAGTTGTGTTGTCGTTCGCATAAAAAAGTAGCGTGGTAGCGTTTAAGAGGTAGAGGTAAAAGCGGTTGTTGTTCGCCGTGTCAGCATAGGAGACTATAAATCCTGCCGTCGCAGACAGCGGCGTGACCTTGCACGATATAACCGATATTTTACCGACGCCGAAGAAGGAGGAAATGTTGACAATGGTACAATAGCTTTTTATTCCACCAAACAATAATCCCTTTTGCCCTGGCACTACATTGTAGCAAGTACCATCATTCCCATTCCCTGATAAATCAGTCAAAGGAAAGTCATATTTCCCATCACCTAAATAAACATAATCTATATTTACTGTTTTTGTGGCCGCTATTGCTGTGGAAGTATAATTAAATGATGTTGTTAATAATAAATAAGCATTACCTCTAATCATACTTGCTTCTGCAAAATAATTTATATCATTATCATTTACTAAAGTCATTGAAGTATATGAAGTTCCATTCCAGTATTGTATTGAAGATATATCTACATCATAAGGGGTTTTCATTATCAATGTTTGTCCTGTAGTCCAAGCCAATCCTCTTGAAAATCCTAGATAATCAAACTCAGTAGCTGTAGTTGCTTTCAATACTAAACTAGAAGTTGTGGCATATATAGTCATATTTGATGCAGTTAAAGTGGCTATGCATCCATCTACAGTAGCAGTATCAAAATGCTGGAAATAACTTTGCCCTGAAACATTATCAGGATATGTAGGGAAAGTATCCAAAGTAAAAGTTGCAGTTTGAGTAGTTGCTGAGGAAGTTTTCCATAGCGTACTTAATCTCTGGTCTAAAGCGTTAGTTATTTCATATCCACTTTCTTCGCTTAATGCTGAGATTGCTGTGGAGGTTAAATCATCTAATATATTGTCATATGCTATACGCATTTTTATTCCTTATGATACAACTGCATTAGCATGAATCAATACTTTGCGATTTTTTGTAGCAGGGAAAATCTTTTTTAGTAAAACATCAGAATCCATTTGCACAGTAAGCTCCATCAAACCACTACTATTATTACTTTCTATCATACGTTCTAATCTATCTAAGGGAATTACTGCTTCTGCTTGTCCTGCTTCTGCTATCCTCGCGGCAACACCATTAGGTCGAGGCATCACCACACCACCCTGAGCGAATGAAGGTGCAGAGGGAGGAGTTTGCCCAGAGATAATAGCTATTTTAGCCGCTCCTAATCCTGCGGCAACTCCAGCCGCCGCTATAGCCATTGCAGGGCCAACTATTGGAATTCCTGCTAATGCTTTATATGCTCTTATTGCTGCTTCCGCTGTTTCTATTGTGGTTTGCGCAATACTAAATGCCTGACTCGCTTTAAACTGTTTTAATTGCAAGTCATATAATTTCATCGCAGTATCTTTTTCTATAGCTTTCTTTTTATCAGCATAAGCCTGTTCTATCTGAGCTTTTTGCAAAGCTTTTTTAGCATCATCAATTGCTATGGCATCATTTGTTTTCAAAGCAGCATCTAATTCTATCTGAGCTGCTTCTATTGCTGTTTTTTCTTGTAGGTTATATTTTTTTAATTCATCTTGTAAATCCTTATCATTAATACGCAATTTTGCATCAGCTAAGGAAGTTATTTCGTCTATTTGATTTTGCAGTCCACCACTAGTAATAGCGGAAATATCACTCATCATACTTTTTACTTGACTAATTGCTAATGAAGTATATTCTTCCCATTTTTTTAACTTTTCATTTTTAGCCCATTCTTCCCAATCTACTGAGTCAACAGCTGTTCCTTTTATCTTATCATCTAATAGTCTTATTGCTGCTATTCCATTACTGCCCGTAGACTTTAAACCTTTTGATAGATCAACTATAGTTCCATCAAATAATCTTACCCAATCAATTCCTTGTTTCCCTACAGTCATCGTTACCTTAAATTCATCATTAAATTGCCTTAATGAATTTGTACCTGTACCAAATGCAACTTCCATTCCTTGACCAAGATTTTCAGTATGGGCTAAAAGAAATTCATATTCTTTTAATATAAACTGAATCCCTTCACCCTCAACCGTAAAATTATTCTGTATTAGATTACTAACTTCTCGCAATATAACTGCTCTTTTTTCTTGATCAGCATTATACTCTTCACCAGATAAAGCTGCTAATTTTGCATTTTCATCTATAAGAGTAATTTCTTTTCTTATTGTTTCACTAGCTTTAATTCTTAATTGCTGAGATTCGGTAAGAGCAGCTGCCTGATTTTTCATTCCGGCTATTTCAGCATCAATGTTTTCCATTTTCTTTCTAGCAGCTTCAGCAGCAGCAGTATTTCCTAAACGAGAAGCCTCCCGCATTGCTTCAGCTTGCTCATAACGTAATTTATCTAATCTAATTAAAGTATAAAATTGTTCTATTTGAGCTTTTTGCTCTTTAGTTAATTTCTTTTCTTCTTCAACCATTCTAACACGAGTGTCTTTTATATCACCATATTTTTTAACTAAATAATCAGCTTGATTATTAGCAACGGATTTATTAAACTCTTCTTGGGCTTCCTTTGCCGCTTTAGTTCTTTGTGCAAATTTTACTATTTCAGATACTGCTAAAGCTAATCCAACTACTAATAATCCAATTCCTGTCGCCGCTATTGCCGCTGTCATGCCATTTATTGCTAAAGTTGAAATACCAAAAGCTCCAGCCATTAATTTTGTAGTAGCAGCTACCAATCCTGTAGCAATATTATGTGCAACTAGTGCCACTTTATTTATACCCAAAGATAATGATGAAGCGTTAGCAGCTAAAGCAGTTCCATGAAAACCTAAAGATAAAGCTGAAAGTAATTTTGCTCCAGTACCTATTACAATTAACGCTGGGCCAAGCGCTGCTGTAAATCCTAATACTCCTAAAATAAGATTTTTAGTTTTTGGGTCTAATGCTGTAAATTTTTGTGCCATTGCACTAAGTTGTTTTACCGCATCTTTTATTGCAGGAATAAATTGATCGGCTAAACTTCTTCCTAATGCCCCAATATCATCTTTTAATGTAGAAATTAATCCTTCCATCGTTTGAGATGCGGCATTCATTCCATTATAAAATTTTCCGCCTTCACTAGTAGCGGATTTGAATGCCTTAGCCACCATCTCAGTTGTGATAGCTCCTCTAGCCATTTTCTGCTGAAGGGATGCCATCGTCTCGCCTGTAGTTCTAGCTATTTCCTGTAATGGGTTAAAGCCGTGGTTAACCATTGAGCGTAAATCGCCACCTAATAATCTACCAGCCGCAGTCATCTGAGCATACTGATAACTTATTCCTGCGAATTTAGCGGCATTCCCTCCTGATACGTCTCCTAATATTTGCAATGTAGGAAGAATATCATTTACAGAGACGCCATATTGTAATAATGATTTTGTTACGTTTGCTAAGTCAGTAGTTTCAAATGGCGTTTTTGCGGCCATGTCTTTTAAATCAGCCATTAACTGAGAAGCTTTACTAGCACTACTTAACATCGTAGAAAAAGAAGTTTCAAGCATTTCCATTTGAGCTGAAGATTTTACTGCCGCGATACCTAAACCAATTAAAGGAGTGGTAACAAATAATGATAAGCTCCTGCCTATCTTACTTGCAGAGTCACCAAAAGTATTTAATTTACTTTCGGACTTGTCTATTGAGGAATCGAATTGAGCATTATCACCTACAATTCTTACTATCATATCCCCAATAGGGCTGCCATTCATTTTTCTATCTCCCCATATTTTCGTTTCATCTCTTCAATTTGACTTGATTTATTTTCCTCAGCTTTCATTTCATCTCTAATCTTTTTTAATTCATCTAAATTATCTTTTGATAAATTACTCTTATCATTATTTATGCCTAATTTTATTTCAATGCCTTTATTAAGGTACATAACTATCTGGCCAATAGTCATATTCCATAATAAATATTCCTTAGTTGCCCATGCGTACATTAAACCCATTTCAGCGAAAATACGCCCAAGAACTATCGGCTTTTCTTCTTGGGCGTTTTCGCGTTTGGGTAGGACTCAATCCCTGCATACGCTCTGGTTAAAGCATCCTTTATTGATTCGGCAAATGCCTTGACTTGCAGAGCATCAGTATTTTTATAAAACCATCCCTCATCCATCTCTGGATAACTATGTTTGCAAAAAGTAGCACATAATTCGATAGATAATTCAAATGCCCTTTTCGTTTTCTCAGGAGTGGTTTTTATATCCTCCTGAGTCATTGTACCTAATTCCTGCAAAATAGTATCAATATCAAAAGTAATTCCACAAGGAATAAAACTTACATCTATTTCCTTGCCACCTATTTTAATGTAATTAGGCTCAGGACGCAGAACATCTAAATCTTCTACTTTCATTTACGCTACCGTCTTAGAAAAGATTGTCTGTGCAGTTGCATACTGATAGCAAATAACACTAAAGGAATAAACGTTAACAGGGTCGGCGTCGTTATCTGATTTTGGATTCATAGTAAATCCGCCAGCCACTGCCTTACTAATAAGATAAGTTGTAGTTTGCGTAGAGCCAGTATTTAATTTCCTGGTATTTACTAGCTTCATTCCTACACCAGCTAATGAGGAAACTTGGCCACCAACTAAAATTGATCCTGAAGTGCCATTCCACATATCGCCAGTAAATACGCTAAAAGCAGAACCATCATATTCAATTAAATCTACTTCGAGCGTGCAAGTCTCGCGCGCAACACCCATAATAGGATCAACAGCATTTCCTGCCTGAGCTGTAAACATCTCAGCATTATGAGCAAAACTTTTTACCATACCAGCACCAAGGTTTGTTACAATAGCACCAGCAGTAGCACCTACAGTTCCTACATAAATAGCATAGTTACCAATCTCAACTTTCGCATCTGTTACCGTTCCATTCTGATAAGTAGGCATAATTCTTTCTCCTTTTTATTTTAACTAATACTTGATACAGGAAAAACTACTTGAACATCAACAGGAGCATTATATAATCCCTCGTCTGGCTCGGGGATTAATCCTTGCATTTGTCTCGTACTCGCTCTAGCAAAACCAAATACCGATACATTAGAAGCATCTCCATAAGTTCCCATTCCACTAGTTCCGCTAAATAAGTCATCAACCTTTCTGGCTAGGTTTAATGCTGTCTCCGCTGTGGCCGCTCTGCAATTTATAGAATAAGCTTGTGAATAAAAACCATAAATCTTTTTTCCTCCAGCTAATTCAAAATAGTTTATTGCAGGAAAAGTTGCTGGGACTGTAGTGGCTCCCGGCTTTAATCCCCCATATATTCTAGTAGAAACTATATTTGTAATAGCAGAGGCTTCATTGAGTAACGCTCCGATCATTTGCGAAGGACTCATTATAATCCTCTACTTCTTAGATAATTTTCATGCTCAAGAAGATAGCCTAAAAAATGTCTTTTACCATTTATTTTTACAATTTCCAAAACGTTACCTTTAGCCAACTCTAGCGCGGGACGTAAAAAAGGCTGTGCATCTTGATAAATAGTTCCGAATTCAACATGAGGCCCATAATCCACATGAGTTCCCACATACGTTTCATTCGTTATAGGCGGCTTCTCTACTTTTTCAAATGTTTCAGTTTTATGCTTTGCTGGAGGATTTTCTTTTGCATATTTACCTGGGGATTCAAGTTCAGTTCCATTTTCTATTGATTGAGTATTTATACTTGCAGCTAAATACCCATATCGTCTAGCGCATAATAATTTAGCTTTTGATTCTACAATCAATCCTGTTTCATACACAGATTTATTTATAACTTTTTTGCCTTGCTTTTTTACTATAGGACCATTCCACTTCATGCTAACATCTATTCTGGTCATGATGTCCTACTTAATTGCTGAGTAACAATTTCATTTAATTCCAAATAATTATTTTGGAATCCAACTACTTTATATGTTTCATTATTATATGTTACAACTTCGATTATACTTCCACCTGAAGCATCAATAGTCCCAAAGTTGTATGCACCGTATTCCATTGCTAAAGTATGCGAGGACTCCATAGCATACTTATCAGCCGCGTATTTATTAGACGATCCGTTTTGCCATAAAGCACACAAAGGAATAACTGTAGTAGATGAAGTGGAAGAAAATCCTCCCATGCCATCGCCTGTAGAAATAGTTTTTATTACCGAAACAACTGAGACAAGATTAAGCCAATCCCTTAAAGCCATTTTAATTCAATCTCACCAAAGTATATTTTTCTAGCTTTTTTAATATAGAATCAGGATAGCCGAATTTATCACTATCCACTGTGTAGCTCTCACTCAATGGCCCTAAGCTCCTTGAGCGTATATTAGAAGCTACTTTATTCCTAACATCATTATCAAAATAAATCATATCACAAGCAATATGCTGAATATCTATTGGCCATTGGACCATGAAGAAATAAATTAGTGGCCCATCATTACTAGAATAACTTTCATCTACTACAGAACAAGCCGAAGTTAAAGTTGCTGTATAATCAGAAATAGAGCTAATAGTAACTACTTTATCATTCCTTAAACTTTGATAAATAAGCGTATCATCATTAGCTTTAAATCCAAACTCTTCCCATTTATTTCCATCCAATATAATCGTTCTATTCGTAGCATTAAAATCAGCAGTATCACAAATGGCTACAACCTCTGAAGTAAAATAATTATTAGTAATCAATAAAATTCTTTCTTGTACTATTTCTACCATTTCCTTAGAAATAATTGTTGCTACTGAGGCTGTAATTGAGGTAAATAAAGTAACCTGTGTAGCTGTGCAAATCATTTTAATTATTCCTCGTAAAAAGCCGTTCTAATTATTGTTCTAGTTGAAGCAGCATCAGCAACGAATCTTAATAGATATTTTGTGCTTGGCTTTAATATAATTTCATTTACTTCACCAGCAGTTGCTCCTACTGATACTTTGTTCCCACCAGTACCTGACGCGCTCCCCATCAAATAATACCTTAATACTGTACCTGAACTCGTATATGTCCCACCAACCGTAGTTACAGCGGAAGCTGTTTTTGTGCTTGAACGATAATTATTATAAGAAACTATTACTGAGCTATCAGATGTAGTCGCATTTGGACTTTCACAAAAATAAGCTACTCCTGGATTATCACAGACAATTTCTCCTACAAAATGTACGTCCTTACTACCAACTGTAATTAAAACATTTATAGCAGAAGTTGCTCCTATTTTTTCATAGTAAGAGGTAAAAAAATGCTCACCTTCATGTATTTCATGATGAACAATATCTATAGTTGGAATCGTATTTGTAATATCATCTATAGGACTATTTATAGTAAATGATTTTGTTACGCTCATCTTATTTTCCTTTTTAAATTAGCAGTAAATAAAAGGGCATGAGGTTTATTTTATAATGAGAAAGAAAACTATTTTTCATTTCTCCTCATGCCCTTTATTTCAGTTATTCAGCTATTACTCAGTGGCTCGTGGAGCCTGAGAAGCAGTCCAAGTAACGGGACCAGTTCCGGCCTGAGTAAATACAATAGTATCACCAGAGGATAAGAACCTAGCACCTTCAAAATCCTGGCCACCAATTATTACCGTAGCTTCAGTAGCAACAGTAATAGCCTTTGAACCCTGGCCGATTGAAGAGTATTCAGTACCAGCCGCAAGAGTAAGTACGGCAGATTCAGTGCTGTTAGGGTTAGCAACAAGAATAACTAAAGTAGCAAAATCAATTGCGCCCTGAGCAGTGGTAGCAGAAATTGTCATGGTATCGCTGGATGCGGTAGTGCCAGAAGCGGCAGTATAAGCAGTACCAGTAATAACAGGAGTAGTAATTTTTAAGGTTCGTGCAGTCATTTTATTCTCCCTCCCTTAGCCCGCAGCTTCAGCAAGATATAATGTTAGCAGGGCTTCAGGACGAACAACCTTTGCTCCATAAACATATAATCCCTTCACGCCCTGATCAAAATAAGATTCTCGCTCAACTGCCTTGATCTTTGAAACCTGACCAGCATAAGAAATTGCGGAACGATTCGCGCACATCACCCTATACTGAGTAGCATCATTAGAAACATTATTGGAAACACGAATCTCAGCAAATCCTAATGCCTGACCAACGTAGCCAGGAATAACTTCACCAGTAGAAATCTTAGGAACAGCAGTAGCGGAAATTCCACCAACTTCTGCAAGTAAAAGCTTCTGGTGAACCCAAGGAGGAATTACAATCCAGCGCCCAGCTTCAGGAACATTCTTTTCAGAAAGATAACGAGCGGCATAAGATAAAGTTTCAATTACATTACCAGATGAAACGGAAAGGCTCGAACCGCTAGAACCAATATAGGTAGTAGCAGAAGGAGTAGCACCTGCCTGAGCATAAAGGCCAGCAATAAACTGGTCAATAGTATCGGCAATTGCATAGGAAGCTTCATCCATCGCATCATTCATTAACTTAGGATTCATCTGAACAGTATCAACATCATCTACTGCAAAGCTAAAAGATTTAGCCTGATCAATAAGTAATGTTTTCTGAGCAGAGGTTAGAGCCTGCCAAGTAAGGGAACCATACTTTGTATAATCATTTACAGTAATAGGACCAATTTCATTGATCTTTACTGTATCGCCCATACCTGTAATTTCACCCTGATAATCATTATTAACTACATCGCCAAAAACTAGTGCCTTTCGGAGCCTAACAAAAAGCTTAGCGCTCCAAATCTGTGGAATAAAATTCTCTAAACCAGCCATATTCTTTCTCCTTTAATAAAAATTTTAACCTTCGATTGCATCATCAAGTTTACCATCCATCTCCATCCTAATAAGATCAGCCTGAGATAATTTAGAAAGATCGACCTTATTTTTGTCTTTATCATCGCCCTTATTTGGCTTGTACGAACTTGTCGCTAATCTTTCATTTAATTCCTTCTCAAGCGATTTTCCAAAATGATCTTTATATCTCTGCATATATAAAGTAGCCTCTTCAACTGATGGGAAAGGAATGCCTTCAATAAATGTAGGATCAAGCCCTTCCTTAAAAGCAAGCTCTTTAATCTTTGAATTCCGCTTATCATTTTCCCAAGCATCTTCCATTTCTTTTTGTTTCTGCATTAGCTCTCGAACTTGCCGCTGTTCAGGAGTCTCCTGAGGATTAAGCCTTAACATCTCTGCCGCAATGCCAGATTTTATTGCCGCATCAATCTTAGGCTTGGCCTTTTCATCATGAGTTTTAATAGCGTCTGTTACGCGCTGATCCATCATGGGCTGAATTAGATTTTTACCTTCAGTTGTCTGCAAATATGCAGATACCAATTCAGGATTTAATGGTTTATCTACGCTAACAGAAACTACAAACTCAGCAACGTCAGGATTTTCCTTATTAGCTTCAATAAATGCTTTCACCTGTTCAAGAGTAATCCCTTCATCGTCCTTACCAAACCACTGAAGATTAACTTTTGATACATCACGCATACTTTTTCTCCTTGCCCTTTGAAGTCTTTTTAATTCCCTTCAAGTTTTTGGAAGCAACTGATTTAGGCGGGCGGCCAGGGCCACGCTTCTCAGGTACTTTTACATTATTTTTAACTACTTTATTTACCTTAATTACTTCTTCCTTTTTTAATGCTTTTGGCTGAGGCGCTTGGATAATGGTTTTTTCAGCAGTAATCATTCCTTGGTTTCTTAATGATTCCTGCCTTCTAGCCCGAGCATCCAATTTCCGTTGCCGTAATGCTCCCATTTAATTTTCTCCCTTACACTCTAAACTTACTATCTGATTTATATTCTTTGCCCATCTTACTTGATTTAAAAGATTTTCCACCTAACTTCCTTGAAGTTGAAACTTTTGCGGAAATTTTACTATTTTTAGATCCCCTAGCTAATCCAATTTTAGTGACTGCTTTTTTAGGAATATAAAATTTCTCTTTCATCATCCCTAATTTTTTTGAATTGCTTTTCCCACCACCTTTCTTTCTTCCGCTTCCTGGTCCACCCATTTTATTCTCCTTTTTATACAAATAAAAAAGGCAACTATAAAATCCTTTCGGATTCTAGTTGCCTACAGATTACTGTTCGGAACTAAATGCTTATACTATATATTATATAATAAATCTTAAAAAAAATAAAGTAAACTTTTATTTAGCCACGCATTTCACCAGTTCCTCTCGATCATGACAAGTACAAGTAACAATATAAGGAGGATATCTAATCTGTGGACAAGTAGGATAAGTTGGGTATATAGGAAAACTAGGATAAACAATAGGATTATTTATAGTACAAGGACATTGAGAAATATAAGGTGAATTTACCTTTCCACATTTAGGGCATAGCCAGCCTTCTTGCAATTTATTTTACTCCTTTTTCTTTAATTGATAATGCTCATGATCCATAGAAATCTTTTTAACATCAACTACAAATCCATTATTTATAATAAAATTAATACTTACTTCCCCATAATTCTTTTTTTCTATCTCCTTCCTTGCCCATTCCAAATACTGCTCTATGCTTGTTCCTGTGGTACTAGTCATTTTATTCCCTTCCTTAAATACTCAGATAACTTATCGTATGACCAATGTAATTCCTTTTTTAATTCTTCCTGCTGATTCATTAAACTTGCTTCTATGTTTATATATTCTAATTTCTTGTCAATCGTTTCCTTAATCTGCTTATCCAATAAATCGTTTTTTATTTCTTGCTGTGATAATGCTTCTAATAACTTTAATAATTTAGATTCCATTTTCTTCTACTTCCATTTTTAAGCAATTTATCAATCCCTCAATATCTTCCTGCGAAAATCTTTCAACTAAAATCTTAGCCAATCCATCCCATGTCCACGTTTCATCATCAAACAATACATAAAACATAGAACCAATCGTGTTAGGCATATTTAATTCCATGTCTAACTCATTCATTTCTTTTTTTCCTTTCTTGACTAAGCCTTTCATTTTACGTTTATTCTCAGTAGCATAAAATACTTGTTCACCTTTTTTACCATATTCCTTTTCAAATTCTTTCTTTACCTTTTTACCTTTTTTGGTTAGCGGCACTTATCTCCTCCTTTTTTATATCATCAATATCTAATCTTTCAAATATAATTGGCCATCTAGCAGGAAGCAGTCTAGCATAAGCTTTATTTTGCTCTAAAATAATTCTTTCTAGCTTTTTACAATCTGCTTCGATACTCACCTAAAAATCTCCTCTATACTGATAAAAATCTACGAAATTTCATATATCCAGCCCTGTTTTCGTATAAAACCCTTATCCACGCGCTGATAGTAAATTATAGTATGTTTCTATCATATGGTACTTGACCCATCCAAACAGCTTAAATGACCCTAATCTAATTTTATTTCCAACGTGAAAATATCCTAAAAGATTAAATGGAACCCTCGTAACAATATCGCCTCTTACTAAATGATTAAATAAATTATGAAATCTATAGCGAATCTTTTTACTAGGAAACCAAACTACTCTAGGGCTTCCAAAAACATAAGCAGTAATGTTCCAGCCTAAATTATTATAATACAAATCCTCATAACATAAAGTTGCTAATGCCGCTCCATGTGAATAACCCAAAATAACTATTCTATTAAAATCATAATACTTTATTTTATCATATATTTCATCTCTGACTGATTTATAATTCTCTATAAAGCCCTTATGCACAAACCATAAATCTTTCATATTGCGATAGGGCTTTATTACAAACTTAAAATTCTGCCTCCAATCAGTTTTTGATACGGTCCATTGGAAAGCAATATACAAAGTATCATCAATTTTATCTATTTTGTATTGGACATCATTTCCTGAAGTTATCCAATTTCCATGAATTGTTAAATCTAATAATTCTTTTATAGTCATTTCATAATCCTTATTTTATCTAGAATAACCTCGGGAAATTTGTTGCCCACTTGCATTCATATATGTTTTTGTTGACTTACGTAATGTTTTTGCGGAATGACTTTGCCCTTTAAGACTACGACCACCTAAATTTTTATTTGCATTACTTATTCTTTTGTTTGCAAGCATAGCCTTTGAACTTGCTATACCAGCTCTTTCTTTTTTACCTGTAACCGGATTCTTAATACTTATCTTACCTCTCCCACCACCTTTTCGTCTACCGCTTCCTGGTCCACCCATTTTATTCTCCTTTATTTCATAGTAATAATTGCTTGATGCAATAATATAGCAAACCTACTTATAAACTTTTCATCTTGGCTTAATTTTTCTTCCTGAATCTGATAAAGAATATGATGAACTAACTCATGGAAAAATAAGTAATCTTTATAATCCTTAGAACAGCTTTTATCTTTTTTTATTTCAATCTTGCCTTCTGTATAAAATGCAAATCCTATAAAATCCTTTTCCCCATCAGTTATTCGATCTACATTTTCTATAACTATTTTTTGCGCTCCGAGATAAAGCTGTTTAGGGATTTTAAAGTCCATTATAAATCCTTATTTAAATTACTTTTCCTTTTCTTGGCCTATTAATAATTTTTGCAGTCTCCTTTGCCATTCTTTTTTTATATTCAGCATATCTTTTTTCTCTAGCTTTTCTACTCTGGCCCATAGCTTGCTCAGCACTAGCCTTTGTTTTATATTTATGTACCTTCATACCAAATTTAGTTTCACCACTTCTAGTAGATGATCTTGTACTTCCTGATCCTCGCTTCCTTCCACTTCCTGGTCCACCCATACTTTACTCCTTATTTTTTCTAGCTAAAAATTTCTTTTCTTGCTCTACCCATTCAGGATGATATTGCTCTGCATAAGCATCATAGCTCATTCTAGGCAGAATCCCTTCTTCTCTAGTTCGCATTAACTCTGGTGAATATCCTTCTATTTCAAAATGTGTAGAACAGCGGCAATTTATTCTATTCTCCGCTGATAAATTTGGATCACCTGGATAATCTGCCTCCTCTCCTCCTACCCAAAATTTACCATTTTCATTTCTAAACTTTCCATCAGCATGTCTATGATCGTAACGAGTTTTTTGATCCCTTGTAGAATCCCACATTTCATTTCCCTTAACACCATTTTCCTGCGCGCGAGCATACGCTAAAGACTGGCCAGCATTTATAGCTGATTGCCCTTCAGTCCTTACAATAGTTATTGCAGAGCTATAAATCTTATTCATAACCTTTTTTAAATCTCTAGCCATTTGGTCATAACTTTTACCTTGACTTAATCCTGATAATAAAGCTGAACGAATTCTTTTCTTTGCAGTTGGGCCATAATTGCTTAATGCTTCTTTCAATTCTAGGTTTTTAGGATTGGTAATATCAAAGATTTGTAATAATGATTTTGTATTAACCATTCCCCAGGATAGCCTTAATCCTGTAGCATTATCTATTGCCCAAGCATAATGGAAAAAGCTTTCATTAAATTGCTCAGGTAATAAATGCTTTATACTTTTTATATTAGCCTTTATTGCAGGATCGAGCTTTCGTAAAATGTCTTTTTCCATCGTAGAATACTTATTATATTTTGTCATTTCTGATTTTGTTAATACACCATTTACTGCAAACTTATTATAAATCTTTTTCATTTCACCATAGATAGAAGTTAGAGCATTAGCCAATTCCTGCTGGATTTGTCGAGAATAAATATTTTCCCTATTAGCCAAGAATGTGTAAGCAGAATGCTCTAACTTTTTTATGTCCATCATCTATCCTTATAAACTATATTTTCTTCTATCAGACAAGGTTTACCAAAAGCTAATTTCATATGCTCAAAGCATAATTTTAAATCTTCTAATGATTCTCCACTAACTCCTTCTGGCTCTTCACTACACATATAAATAGAATTATCTTCATTATAATAAACTTCTCTTATTGAATACATACCATTTTTATCTATTACTATTCTATAATTCCAATATGTTTCAGACATTTTCTTCCTCTACATTTTCTTCTAATATTTCTTCATCTTCAATAGGAGCTTCTAAATTATATTGTCCTACCATCTCCTCGCGTTCTTTTCTTTCCTCCTCTAATTCTTTTTCAATATCAGGAATAATATCCTCAGGCATAACTCCTACAATTGCTCGCCTACTAAATCCAGCTGTAGCCATAGTCATTGCTGTTTGAGCAAACTCCTGAGTATTTAATGGAACATTTCTTTTATGGCTTATTATAATCATATCATTAGTTCCATTAGGCCGATTTAACTTCTTTAATACTCCTGCTATTAAAGTTATTCGGTGATATAACCCTATATCAAAATCTGCTTCAACGCTAGATACTAAGTTTTCAAAATCAAACATTAATCTTTGTATAGCTATACCAGAAGCCCCTGCCATTTTATCACCACTAAAATCAGGCACATGGGATTGAATATGTATTTGCTCCCGTAATGCTATATTCATCCACTGAATAAATTGAGTAGGAATATCTTTTGTTAAGAATGAAATCTCAGCATCCTTATCCAAATGCTCAAATACCCTCCGGCGCTTTATATTCTTTAGATTTTCATTTGACTTAGTGGGATCTTTTTTATCTGTAGGATTAGTTAGGCCAAACTTCTTCATAACTAAATAAGCAAAAGCAAATCTATCAAATTCATTCATGGAATCGCTATACAAGGTATCAAAAGCATCAATCAAACTTAATATATTTTCAAATATACTTTGCATTTCGTCACCATTATAAAAAGCTACAATAGGAACTGTATTAAAATAATTAGTTATTCCTAACTGCTCTACAGTCAATACCCATACTGTACTATTTTCTTCCTTACGTTCCCTAATATAAGTATCAATATGATCTGAATAATAAACTTCAACTTTATACTTAGAATCAGAATCCATTTTATAATAACGTATACCACAAACTATTTTTGGCTCTGGAGAATAATCATATAATAAAATCATTTCCCTAGGATCAACTGTAAAAAACTTAGGCATGGATTTTATTGGAAGCTCTTTATCCATAGGAGTATTAACAAAATCAATATAAGTCAATTCATAAGAAGCACCGAATATAGCTATATTTCTCCACGCGCGATTTGTTTTTATTGGCTCATTATTTGTCCTGAATATTACTGATAATTCATCTAGGTATTGCTTCTCTAAAGGATTTTCAACTACCTTTATTTCCTCAGCATTTTCTTTAGGCTTATCAACTTCTTTTATATTAGCCTTATATGTTATGTAATGAGGACGAGCGCCATATCCAGTCCAAGTATTAACTATTTTTCTTGCATAGCTAACTATAATTCTATTATCAGGATTATTAGGATCAATCATTTTACGCTTAGTGATCTTTACATTTTTACCTTTATAGTATTCCCATAATTTGTCTAATTCGGGAACTACTTTTACTTCATAGTCAGATATGTATTTTAATATATCCTCTGAAGATAAAATAGTTTTTGTAGTTCTTTGTAATGTTAAACCCATTTTATTTTATACCTTTTTCTTCTTATGAATAGTACTACCAAAAGAAGTAATCTGTGATTCTGGTTCGTCAATAATAACATCATGAGTTATGGACACATTTATCACAGATGGCTCTTTCTGGACAAATCCTTCACATGGATTAGGACAAAATCTACCATCCAAATAATATGGGCAATTTGGATGATGGATATGTACACAATCTACTCTGCTTAATCCCATTTTAGTCTCCTTATTCTTGTCAAGCTTTTTTGCCCTTAATAGCTGAACCAGGAAAGCCTCCGCGCTTTCGATTGCCCTTTATCATAGAATTTAATCGAGCATTATACACACTTTTAGGAGCTGTTGATCCTGCTAAGGTACGAATCTCATCTGCTTGCTTTTTACTTAGTAATCTTTTTTTAGTATATTTAACTTTCCCACCACTTCCCTTCTTCCTTCCGCTTCCTGGTCCACCCATTTGTTTTTCTCCTTTTGTTTATAGTCCTAAATCGTCCGCCGTCCATTCAGAATCATTGCTATCATAATATTTAGTCCCTTCAAGATTTGACCATATATATTCCGTAGCATATCTAAGCGCGGCAATTCCATCATCATTTATTTCTACAAAATCCTCAGTAACATTTCCTTCCTTGTCTTCCCTACGCTTAAACTGCTGAATTTCCCTAGCTAAATTTGAACATTTACTTTCATGTATATGGATCTTTTTATCTATAAGATATTCAATGCCAAATCGTAATGATCCTGAACCTTTTTTAGCCGCTTCAACATGATAACCTTTTTGATTCCATTCTGCTATTTTATCAGGATCGGCAGAATCAGCCGTCATGCACATATTAGATAAATTATCGCCAAAGTATTCTTCAGCATCAGAAATAAATTGTGGATTTGTTCTACCTTTTTCCCATAATTCATCAAATACATATATTTCACCATCTTTAAATCCTGCGCATTCAATAGCCTGAGCGTGCGTAAATCCAAAGTCCATACCATAGCAAACATTTTCTAAATCGTTTTCTGTATAAGGGAAATCTTCAATAACATAATTGCTGAATACTCCATTAGAAAATATTCCCCATTCTCCATTAACATATACCTTCACATAATAAGGATCAGTAATGTTTTGCATACGCTTAACAATTTTCTCAGGAAGGAATTTATTATCCTTATATGTAGAATGATGGGTTAAAACATTTTCATCAGTATGGTCAAAATACTTTAATTTAATCCAGTGCTGAGCATTTATTGGGTTGAGTGTTAAGCCTCCTTGGAAAAAGCAATAATCAGGGCCGCGTAACCTTAAAGACAATTGCTCAATATCATTAGGAGTCATTTGATCTGCTTCTTCTGCCCAAAACATAGTAGGATTAGTAAATGACTTTAATTTGTTTACATCATCCAATCCTACGCCTAAAATATCATTTCCATTTATCTTGCAAGTTAAATTACTTTCTGATCTGTTAGGAGTAAAATAATTTTCTAACTTATATCTGAATAATACTTCTCGTAATTGATCATAAACTGAATGCTTGACATCTTTTTTAACTTTTCTCGTAGCTAAACACCTATAATACTTTTCCCTAATGCAATGATAAATTACCTTTTGGGCATATGAATAACTTTTTGAACTATTGGCTCCGCCAACTATGACTTGCAATGGATGGCGATCCTTGACAAGTATTCTAAACTTATCATTTACTCCTTGAGAAAATCCACGCAAGTCAATAGTTGGTTCTGGCATTTTATCCTTGTATTGCTGCTAAATTATCTTCTAATATAGCTGGATCGGGAATTATTTCTAATATATCTTCAGCAAGGCTTCGCGCCTGCACAGCATCTAGTTTAAATTTAAATACGCTATTTAATTTACCTAACCAACTACTAAAATAAATTTTATCATCAAAAAATTGAACCTCTAATCTACAACCACAATCATCATCATCGTGATAAACTATTTTTTGCAGTGTATTCATCCCTCATTCTCCTTCTTTTGTTCGAATATATTTTCCTAAAATTTCTTTCAAGCAATGCTGACAAATATCTAGACTTATTGTATCACCGTCTCCAAATACAGACCCATATCCACAATCATTCCTTATATAAGTAAATTCCTGAGTCTCAAATATATCATCACTAGAATAAACTTTTTTACATACATCACAAGTAACAGAAACTACTTCATCAGTTTCCATTTCCATTTTAGTTTTTATGCTATTGATCATCTTTTTCCTCTAGTTCATTATCAGGAATTATTTTGTAATTCATAGATCCATTTACTTCAATCATTTCACCATATCCATCCTCAGGATATTTCTTTCTAGGCTTTTTATTATTTAAAAAGTATTCTATCGCTCTAAGATTAGGTTCAAAATGTTCAACTACTTTTACTCTTTCAACATGAGCCCCATTTTTAGCCCCATCACTAACTACAAATAACTTTTCACGATTTGGTTCTGAATAACCTTTTACTAATTTAAACAAGTTATTCTCTGCTATTTTTATTGGCTCTGCAAAACCATCGTTCAATGCTTTAAGAAAACTAGGATATTTCTTCTTATAACTAATTCCTGTTGCTTCTGATATTCCCAATACTTTATATATGTATAAATCTTTTCTACCTTCTTTAGCTAGGGCTTTTGCCACATTATCCATCCAAGGAGCATATTTTGGATTCCCCCTTCGATCTTCCTTTTCAGGACTTTTCATTGTAGGCTTTGTTAAAGTTTTTTTATTGGTTTTCTTAGCAGACGTTTTTACTGTTTTCATACTATATATTATATAATATTTTTCGTTAAAAATAAAGTAGAAAATATTTTCTAGCTAAATCATCACACATTCTATCCGCCATTCTATGAGAGTAATTTATAGAATTATCTACCTTATGGAGCATTTTTGCTGGCTTAATAATCTTAATTGAATGCTTAATTCTTTTATTAGTGAATTCAATAACACCATATAAAGGATTCAATTTGTTTGCAAAATGTAAAGCTTTTTCTATTAATTCCGTAGGGACGCAAAAATAGAATTTATTAGGGAATGGATAATTAGGGTTGGCAATAATATCATGCTTTGTATAATTTATATATTTCTGTTCAATATCATAACGGGTTTTAATTTTATTTAATTCATTTTTCAAGTCAGCATAGGTAACTTTTATTTCTATTTCTGTTATTACCTTTTTCTTTAATACGATCATATCTGCTATATTAAATCCGTCCCATAATTCAGTGCAAACTAATTCGCTTCCTCGCTGAAAAGTATAATAATCAAATAGTGCTGCTTTAATTTTGTTGGTTAGCATCAGGATTTGTACCTATATTTTTTAGTATATCATCCACTTCATTTTTGGGAGTTTTTATTGTCTTACTAGCTTCCTTGAATAATGCTAAAATATAATTAGCGGTAGCCTTTTCAAATCCCGTACTTGAAGGATCATCTATTCTTATAGCATCCATACTTTTTATTCCACCATCAATTATTATATATTCACACTGGACTTTCACCATTATTTTGCTCCTTATTCTGATCTTTCATATTCTTAACTATTTCTTCTACAGTTTTATCCATCTCATCCCCATAAACATAATAATTTATCATTTCAATTATATCTTCACAAGTATTAAATTCATTTTCTGTAGATTCATCCTTTGCTTCCTCATATACTTTTATTTGTACAGAGGAATCAGGATTTTCCGTTACCTGAATAACTAAATTCTTCATATCACTTTTAAGCCAATCGCTTTTGCTATATCATATTCAAGCTTCGCGCCTTTTGAACCTTTCCATCCATCAAGCATATGTATAGCATCACACGATAAAAGATTTTTTATATCTACCTTTAAGCATTCTTCAACAGAAGGATTAATTAAATCTTTAGTTAGATTATGTGGATTCACTGGAGTATGGCCAAGGCTAATTATATAATTCTCTGCTTGTTCAAAGGCTGCTTTGTTTAAGTCTAATTTTCCTCTCATCGGCCCTGAAATATATACTAGCATTTTCTTCATTGAGTCTATCTCCTTTTTTAGTTTATCTAATTCTGTTTTATAAATCTGCTGAATCCTTTGATGGGATATGCCAAATTTCTTTGCTATCTGCGGCTGATTATATCCCAATAAAGCTAACCTAATAATTTCCTTAGTACGCTTTTCTGGAATCATATCGATTATAGATTCATTAAACATTTTTATTTCCAAGTCATCTTCAAATGTATCTTTATAGCCAATATCTCTAGTCTCAGATATTTTATCTAAACTAGAAACTGTAAATCCTGCCTTTTCAGGAGAACGATATTGCGCTTTATCTCGCCCTCTATAAATATGATATTGCCATAAAATAAACTTGCTCGCATAAGTTACCCATGCTGATTTTCTATTATCAAATTTCTTTTTTGCCATGAGTAGCCAAATGCAAGCTTCCTGAAAAACATCTTCCCAATCCTTTACCCAATAAAAATCTTTTAAAGCATATTTTATTAAACCGATATTTTCATTAACAAATCTATTGTCTATATCTGAAAAATCAAAATCTTCTTTTCTCATACAGTCTTCTTCGGCATTCGTTCCATAATCCGTTTCATATTAGCCTCAATATCCACAATTACTTCCCTATGCACCTTACCTTTTTTGCAAGCAGGGCATTCTTCATCATCATGGAATAAATTAGATACATCCATTATCTCAATAGTACCTATAATATTTTTATTCAACTTCAATTCAGTATATCTACTCAGCAAAGCTTCTTGGTTAGAAAAATCTTCAACTTTATCTTCTAATTTTTCCTTCCATTTTAATCTATAAACATAATTATTAGAAGTCATTTTTGATCCACAAGTATCGCAAACATATCTCCTCATTGTCTCTTTCATATAAATAGGCAATTCAGATTCAGGCTTATATGATTCCACAAAAGCCTTGCCCATATTCGTTTCAATAATAAATAATCCTACTCCCTCTAAATATCTTTCTGTAGTATCCTCAATAAAGAATTTACTTTGCTTAGGGAAATCACCCTGCTTTTTTATTACTGCCTTTATATCGTGATAGGGAATTTCAGTCATTGCGCCATGATCAGTAGTATAAACTGTTTTTTCGCATAAGCGCCATGCTGAAAGGAAATTCTTTTTATAGTAAATATGAATTTCCTTAGTCCACAATCCATTATTAGTTTTTACTAAGTCCTTCTGATTAGGATCGAATATGTGCTCATGCTTTTCCCAATCTTCTTCGGTTAAATTATCATTGTAACAATTAAATTCATTCAGTTTTTTATTTATAGTATATTCAGTAAAACGATCTTTATCTGAATGGAAAGCAAAATCACATCCTGCTAAAAAGAAAGTATCATAACCTAACATTTCGCCTACGAATAATTGCATAGGAGGAGAGCAAGCAAAAATAGTTATATTAGTACGAATATAAAAATGAAAAGTGCTTCGCCTAAAATCTCCATCGCGCCATGTATACATTTTCATCTGTTCATCTTGATAAAAAGCTCCAACTCGCCCACTATTCTGCAAGTATAATAAAATCTCATTAGGCCAATTCTCTATAATATCAGGATAGCAGCCAGGATGGGCAATTAACTTTGTTCTAGTCTTACTCCAGTCAACTCCTTTTATTTCATCCCAGCAACAAAATGGATCAAGCATTAAAATATGTGTAGGCTCAATTCCATAGTGCATTAATGTCAAAGCATGAGAAGTTGAACAGATTATTCCGCCCTTCCATTCTTTTAGATATTCAATAGAATCGTCAAGCGATGGCCCAGAGCCAATAATAAAGCAAGTTTTATTTTCTATTACTTTTGGCTCCTCGGAAATATCTCTAGCCTTACCTGATTTTATTCTATCCACTATAGGCTTCCAATTCATAGCACTATTTAATATCTCATGAATCAACTGCATCTGCTTAGTACCGGCATTATATTTTGCCGAATCGCAATTAATCTTAGATTCAGTATTTAATTCAGGATTCCCTTCCGCCCATTCTTTTACTCCGCCTAATTCTTTTTCTGACATATTTATTCCTTATAATTGATTTAAATTACCAATGCATTTTGATACATCTAAAAGTTCTGGTTGCTCAGTTTTTTCTTCCCATGTAACTATTCGCCTAAACTCCCTAGCGTATCTTGTATATACTTCCATTCCTTGACCATGCAAAATAAATTCATCCATAAGAGCTTCACATATTCTAAAATAACTTGCGTAATCAGTTTCAAAACATTGCCACGGCTCAATAGCATACCCTAAAAGTTTTTGATTATTAGGAATATAATCAGCTAAACTATCATCAATAACAGTATCAGAAACTGGATTACTCTTCCAAGTATTCATCAGCCAATCTTTTTTTGCTATACCCCAGCCACCACCTAATTCTGAATATCTCCAAGACTTATCAGCTAATTTTAATTTAACATAATAAGGCTTTCCATAAGTAGCAGTCATATCTGATAAATTTTCATATACAAAGCATTCTCTTTCTGGGCAATAGATACCCATATCTGTACAATCTTCAAATTGATTTACTAAATGAAATGCATTAATTAAATCATCTATATCAGAAACTTTTTTTAGTGGACTAGTAGGAAGGATTGAAATTATTTCATCAGCAAAAATACCTTCTTTTTCTAATTCTTCAACAGCCATTCTAAAAGGAACACCAGCAGTAGTATCATTATCCATAACAGGACGACGAATTACTTTTGCTCCATACCGTCTACCTATATCAGCCAGCTCATCGTCATCGGTCGTTAAAACCGTGAGGTCCACGAGCCGTGAGCATCGCGCTTGAATAATGCTCCAGGCAACCAAAGGATGTCCGAGAAAATCTAAGGCATTTTTTCTAGGTAAACGAATTGATCCACCACGCGCAGTGATAAGTGCTAAAACAAATGGCTTTTTAGTTTCTAACATTTTTACTTTCCTTTTTTATTTTTGTAGTGTCAATGGTTAATTTTATTTCACAGTCTACCCATCCAGTAGGCTCTGAAATAATAAATCCACATTCATCTGCTCTATCTTCAAAACTATAAGTTATATTTACATTCCCATCAATTAATGCTTTATCATTCAAATTATTCACATACTCTTTTAGTTTAAAAAGAAATAGTTTTTTATCAAAAGGTTTATTAGACTGGGGCATCTTTTCTTCTCCCTTTCAAATCTACCTCTACCACTTTCCATCCTTCCTTATAACAGTCTTTAATAAAAACCTCCTTAAATCTTTCCTCTGACATAAACCAGCATTGAAAATCATAGTATATATTGCCATCATCCATACAAAGTTTACAGCAAGGGATATGAAACCTAATAAACTTTTTACTTCGCTTGCCTGAAGTATTTTCTGGTACTATATCCTTTCCTTCATATACCCCATAGCCTAAAAAATAGCACTTTTTATTCATAACATTTAATTTCAATATAGCAGCGATTCTTTCCCCAACTTCTAAAGGTTTTGTATTCATTCTATATTATTTCCTCTGCCAAATACTATATCCCAAAATAACCAGCTAATAGTAATGAAAAATAAATTATTATCTTCTTTATATTCACTCCCATAATTCCAATTTTCAATCGTAATGTCTGGCAATAAAGTAAACTGCCAATTATATTTTCTATCATAGTAATTAGCAAAATATATTTTTGTTTTCATTCTTTGATTGCTCCTCCGATGTTTTGCGTGAAATGTTTGTTTGCCAAAAGAAAAATAATCAATAGTGGTAAAAGTAAAACCGTACCTACTGCTAATTGCATACCAAATGGATTTATTCCTCCTTGAATTGTATTATTACCTAATTTTATTACTGACATAATCATGCCTACAATTAAAGTCTGATTTTCTTCTCTTTGTAAAATTAACATTTGCCACAGATAATCGCCTAATGCCCCAATAGCAGAAAATAAAGCTATCGTTGTTATGAGAGGCTTACTCATAGGCATAACAATATGCCACAATACTTGCACTTCACTAGCCCCATCCAATCTCGCGCTCTCCAATAATGATTTAGGAACGGTTTCAAAATAAATCCTAGTTAAATATATTGATCCACAACTATATATATTAGGAATTATTGCCGCTATTAAACTGCCTGATAATGATAATTTTTTTATTATTACGAAAGTAGGAATGATGAATGATATTCTTGGGACCATCAATCCTACTAGCATTATTCCCCATAACAGTTCCTTGAATTTCCAATTATAAAAAGCAAAGGAATATCCAGTTGAAGCACTTAATAATATAGTAAAAATAACTGTAGATACTGTAACAATAATCGAATTATATAACCATTTCAATAATGGCAAAGATAAAATCATTTCATAATTACGCAAAGTAGGATTAACAGGGATCAGATTGGGGGGAGTTTTCATTATGCCTGTTATATTTTGGAATCCTCCTATGATCATGAAATAAACAGGAATAAACATTACTATGAATAGCAAAACTAAAAATAATTTTTTAACTAGCTGCATTTGTTTACTCGCTCTTTAGCTATTACTATCGCCATTTTATTTATATCGCATCCAATAAAATTCCTGTTTAATTTCTTACAAGCAACCGCAGTAGTTCCAGAACCTAAATAAAAATCTGCTACCAGATCATTTTCATCAGAACTGCTTTTTATTATTCTTTCAATTAATTCTAATGGTTTTTGAGTAGGATACCCTTTTTCTTTTGAAAAACTTTTTATCATATTACTGTCTAGTTTATCATGTTCTGAACAATTCCAAGTATCTTCTATTGGATACTCTTTATCAGCAATTAATATATTAGTTCCTCTTATTTTTCCTGTTTTTAATAACATCAATTTATTAAATTTATAACTAGCTCTATCTTTAACATACATCAATATAGTATCATGATTCCTCACAAAACATTTTCCTTTTCCTTTAAATCCGCTTACCCACCCTATTCTCCATATTACTTCATTCATAAAATTATCATACCCAAAAATATCATCCAAAATCATTCTAATCCAATGACTAATATGAAAATCCATTTGCAAATAAATAGTCCCTGTTTCTTTTAGTAATCTATTCATTTCCTTTATTCTAGGAATATAGTGTTCATTTATTATTTTTCTTATTGCCTTTAAATCTTTATAATCACCAAAATCTTTTCCTGTTCCATAAAGTATATCGCAATAAATTAAATCAATAGTATTTGATTTAATTTTTTTCATAAAAGGCAAATTATCAGAGCACTCTATTTTAATCATACTTCTTTTCCAATTTTCGCTTTATTATAAATAAAATAACGCTAATAAATAATAGTATAACTGCTTGTGCCGCAGCTAATCCATATTTGCTAAACATAAAGCCCTTAGTATAGATTGAATAAGTTATTGTAGCAGTATAATCATAAGGAGCTAACATAAAAATGCTCTCAAACACCATGAACGCTCCTAATATAGTAGAAATAACCATCATATAAATAACTGGAGATATTATAGGAAGTATTATATGCGTAACTATTTGCCACCAAGAAGCTCCATCAATTTTAGCGGCCTCGATTAACTCCTTATTTACGTTTTGTATTGCTGAAAGTAAAATAATTGTATTAGAGCCAAATGAAGCAAAAATAATAGTGAAAGCAATTACAGGGATCGCTGTTTGCCATTGTCCAAACCAATTTATATTTTTGCCTAATATCCAGTTCATTATTCCATTTGATTGAAAAATCCATTTCCAAGCTAATGATATTATTATTCCTGCTGATAAGGTTGGCAAATATAATAATATCCTCGAAGCATCTTGCCACTTTCTATTCATTCTATATAAATACAAAGCTAAAAATACACTTACGCCAACACCCAATACTAATAATATAGCATATAAAAATGAGTTTGCTATTGAGGTTAAAAAAACAGGATCGGTAAATGATTCTATATAATTAGATAAGCCTATAAATTTAGATGTTATAAAATTTATTTTGTAAAAAGATAGCCTAAAAACCTCTATTAAAGGCCATACAGTAAAGAGGATAAAAAATATAAAGGAAGGTATTAGTAATATAAACTTCAACTATTGTCCTTATGCATTTTTATTAAAATCTTTTTTACTTCCTCTAATTGATTGGAAAGTAAAGCAATATTATGTTCAGCACTTATTATAATTGAACCAAAAATAAGTATTAGTATAATTACTATAATCATTTTCTTCCATCCCATTCTATATCTGAATAATTTTTGCTTACGGACAAGTCTACAAATTCAATAATAAAATCACCGTTGCTCGCTCTATAAAATCTTTTTACTACTTTCCTTTCGCCTTTATGACGAATAATCATTCCTACATAAAGTTCTGATTTTGGACGAATAATAATACCTGACATTTTATCCTCCTTAAATAACTGGCACCAGTAAGGAATCGAACCTTACACTTAGACGATATTATTTTAAGTTATTCTCGTCTTTTCCCACTGTCTGGGCAAGTCTACCTTTCCATCATGGTGCCGAGATTCAAATAAATTCACTATAGCAGGGGAAGGAATCGAACCTCCATCATCGGCTTATGAGGCCGCTACCGTACCATTGGGCTACCCTGCTTCAAATTATTTCAAATAAAATCCTCGGGGCATGATGGAATTGAACCATCCACATTTTGATTAACAGTCAAATGCTCTACCAACTGAGCTAATGCCCCAAATGCCGGAAGAGGGATTTGAACCCTCACACCTTTACAGGCAACGGATTTTAAGTCCGGAGTGTCTTCCTGTTCCACCATTCCGGCATATAACGGCCATTCAACTTTTAATGGAAGAATGACCGGGCAAGTTAGCCGTGCCATAGGCTCCTAGGGAGAGTCCCTAGAAAATTAAATTTTACTTTACTGCTGACAGCTTCTTCTCATATTCCTTAATTGCTTCCTCAGGAGAGATCTTGAAATTAAATAGCTTCTGTAGAATTGGGAACTGAAGTGCTCGGCGCTCAGTAAATCTAGGATCAGTAATGCCACAATCATAAATGCCATTTTCTTTTGCGATCCTCATCGTAGCTTCAACGTGAGGACCAATAGGCATTACTGCATCAGAGCGAGTAGGAACTGTAAAAGAATACTTTGAATCAAGACTCTGCATTTCAGCGCTTGTGGCATATTCAACAAATCGAGCAGAGATTTTATTGATATTTTCATCAGGAGACTTATAAACTACGTAAGCTCCAGTCATAGAATACCCAGGAGTTCCCTTTACACCAGGAGCATGAGGAAATGGAACATACTTATAATTAAAAGGCTTTTCAATTAGCTTCTGATCCATAGAAGATTTAAAATAAACATCATTCCATGCGGTAAAAAATGGAGTTGCCGCAAGAGTTCCCTTTGACCATTCTAGCGCGTAATCATCATCATTAAGCGTAGAAGCATTAGGTGGAACGTATCCATTCTTAATTAGCTTCTGATAAAATTCATAAGTTTTTGCTCCACCAGTCTTAGCAATAGTTGCATTATCATAATCTCCTGTCTTATAATAATGTGCTCCAAAAGCCTCGAACCAGTTATGAAGAAGATAATCGCCTGACTGATTCGCGGCAAAAAGCATCGTAGCATATTTCTTATTCCCATACTTCTGCTTTACCAACTCAGCCATCTTTAGGAAATCATCAATAGTCCAATCCCACTTTACTTCAAATCCAATTTCCTTCATAATATCAAGGTTGATGCAAACTCCTTGAGTATGAGAAGGCATAGGCATTCCAAGAAGTGCCTTATTCCTAGTATACTGAGCAAGAATATTCTTATCATACATCTTAATATCACGAATATACTTATTCAAATTAAGCGCGAATTCAGGCACCATGTACTTAGATGCGCGAACCATATTATCCATATAAACATTAGGAGGAGTGCCAGCCGCAAGCATAGCATCCATAGAAATTGTACTGCCACCCGAAAGATTCATCTGAATTAGTTCAACTTCAAGCCCAGGAAAATCCTTCTGTACCTTTTCCTTTGCCTGAGAAATTGTACCCTTTGTTCCATCAGGAAAATCGCCCATACCAGAAACAAGTACAGTAATCTTTGGAGAGGCAAAAGCAAATACTCCCATGCAAATCATTAGAATCGCAAAAATCTTTCTCATTACGTTCTCCTAAAAAATATTTATTCTACTCATACGAATAGAATTTAATACCCACGCCATGCTCCTAAACGATGAATACAAGGATGCTCAATCAAAGGCTCATTTACTTCAATCTTTTTAGTACCAAAATACCTATCATCCAATTCAACTTTAATTTTCTTTTCCTTATTCACATAATTTAGTTTATTCATTTGCAATCCTTTCTGGAGGAAGCCATACTGCTAAACCTTTTTCATCAAATACTAAAACATTAGGAAATTGTGCTTGAGCAAATTTATATTTTTCTCCCGTTTCATTATCATAAACAATATCACCATATTTTAAATCTTCAATAACTATTTTTATAGCTCTGGCCTTACATTCTTCATATATGCCTTCCTCTTTCAAGAAATCATCTAAGCTACTTCCTATAACTTTATTATTCATTTTTTCAGCAGTCATTTGAATAATCCTTTTCCTTTTCGCCTATATCTTCAAGTGTAGCCTTATGCCCACACCAAGTACACATTCCTGAAGAAACATTCATAGCATAATTTTCTTTTTTACAGATCGGGCATCTCTGCAAATAAATCCTTTTATTATTGCCTAAAAATCCAAACCTATTACCCATTATTATTCTCCTTCATAATAACTTTAGAAACATTATCAATTTTTCTTACTTCAAAAATCCTATCTGCTGAATCAATAATTGCCTCATTATGGGTAACTGTAATAAACTGTAATCCTAAATTCTTAGATATCTTTTTCATTATCTCTCCAGCTCGTGGCTGTAAATCCTTAGACAAAAATCTAAACGGCTCATCTAAAATAATTACATTATCAGTATTACCCAAGCTCCATGCGGATATTCTTAGAGCAAAGCTAGCGAGGTCAACTACTCCGCCACCAGAGGCTTCAAGTGGATCAACTTCATTTCCATTCTTCATAAAAACTAATTTTGCTTCTGTCCTTCCTCGCTTTATTTCAAATACTACATCAAATATATACTCGTCAGGAAAGCAAGTCGAAAGGGCCAAGTTCACAATGTCCACAATATTAAATCGTAATTGCTCTTGAGTATTTTTTGCTACTAACTGAATAAATGCTTGAGCTTCCTCTAAAGCCTTTTGTCTGATAATAAGCATTTTCAAATTAGTCAATATATCAACTCGATTCTCTTGCAAAAGATTTAGTTTACCTTTTGCCATATTTATTTTATTTTTATATTCTTGTATATTCAACTTAATTCCAATCTGTAACTTTTTCTAGCTGTGCATACATTTTTTCCAACTTCTTTTTATCAGAATCAATTTCTTCTTCCAATTCCTTAATCTTATTTTCTGCTTCCTCTAATGAATCTAAATCATAATCACTTTTCCATTGCTCTTCAATTTTCTGTTTTGCTCCTTCTGCCTTATCACGATTTGTTTTAGCAATTTCTATAGACTTTTTTATTTGTGAAAATCGTTCTGGTGTCATCAGCCTTCTCCTGTATCTAAATTCTGTTTGCATACTTCAGCAGAACTAATCGGAGGACATGCTAAAAATTCATTTGCTATTTGAAAGGCATCTTCACTAAAAATAGAATTGGAAATTAATTTGAATAGTAAAATCTTCTCTTCTTTTGAAACAAATCGTGCTTCATCTTTTATTGCAATTTTATTCACTAAAATACTTTCATAAATAATTTGAACCAATCCACGTATAGTCTTAACATCCATTGCATATTTAAAACCATCAATGGGCGTCATTTAAAAGTCTCCATAAATTCATTATCAAATGGAATAAAGCACATAGAATTACCACTGTCTCGACGATATATAATCACCCAGCCACCAGGAACCCTAGTAACTTCTGTACATCCTACATCAATATAAATAGACCCCCATAATTCCATATCATAAGGATTTTCTTTCATCAGCCTTCTCCTTCCATAAGCTCGTGTATCATCTCTAATGTATTTTCATCAATATCAGATTTATTTTTTTCCAAAGCAATTTCAATATTCTTCATAAAATCTAATGATACTTTACCATTATTTTTTACACTTTCAATAAATGCCATTATTCTACTATCCCTTTCCTCTTCACTTTTTATATAGCTGTCATCTACTACTGGGCCATCATCGGGAACGGGAATAGAATCAAAAATCTTTTTATCTATATCAATATAGTATATACTTGGAATGTAATTTTTTTTATCACTTGTATCTCGATACAGACTACCAGGATTTATTACATGGTGATCTTTTTTCTCATAATGAAAAGTAGTATGATTATCTCCTACTAAAACTAGCCATTTATCAGGATATTCATTTAGCAATTCTTGAGCAGTACAAACATTTACATTAGGAGGAAGCGTTCTAGCATTTTCAAATACTAATCTATGTAAAAAAAGTAATCCTGTATCTATTCCTTGTATTTTATTTCCAAAATCTGCCCATTCTCCAAAAGCAGATAATCCATAAACTATTTTTGTATGGTTTGTGGATATATTTTTTAGTACTCCAATTGAAGACGAATCTATATTTTCAATAGCGTGATAAGGGAGGTCGTGATTGCCAGCAATAAAATATACCTTCTTATCTATTTTTGATAATTGCTTTATTAACATAGAGAGCAAAGCTGAAGAAACATTAGGTGCATCAAAAATATCACCACCTATAATTAAATCGCAATTATTTTCATTGGCTTTATTTATTACCCATTCTACGAGTATTTCCTGAAAGGCAAACCAATCTTCATCTTTTCTACAGCGAGGAGCTTTGTCTCGCAAATGCCAATCAGCAGTAAAAATAAACTTAGGCATTTTCACCTTTCCCTGTAGAATCATTTTCAAATGTTTTCTTGAATAATGATCCACTAGCTGAATGAAAAATTACTATTCCTTCAGGCTTCATGTAGAAAGGCGCAGCACTAGAACCATCAAATTGTAACTTATCCATTATTTCCCTAGCATTAAAATCATCAAAATTCCCTCGCCATAAAATAGGTACTACTCTACAGCACTTAGGACAGGTGGGCTTTTCATTATCATAATTATCCAAGTATTTATGAACATTAAATAAGCTCCAATGCTTTTCTGTCTGATCGTATTTTCTCTGTATTCCACTTCCCCACCATTCTCCGAAATGCCTTCCTGGACCCAAATGGAATAATTCATCAGCATTTTCGTTTACCCATTTTGCAAATCCATAATTATCATGCTCAATAGAAATAAATCTATTTCGTGAACCAGCACACATAATTAAATTATCTTTACTTGCAATAATTGGATCGTTATAATCACTAGCAGGAAGGGAGTCCTTATTTGCAATAAAAATCTGAGCATTTGTACCATCAATTTTTTCTGTTACTATAACTTCTCTTGAATACCTAGCAATTTTTTGAAAGTCTTTAAACTCTACCATCATCACTCCTTTATTTTATTACCACAGTACGGACATATTTGAGGTAATTCTTTTTCCATCAAACTTATTTTTTCAATTTCCACTTCAACTCCAGCATACTTTATTTTATACTCTTCTGTAAGATTTTCCAAATTTTCTTTTACTTTTACCTTATCGAAAATACTTCGCCTAAAAGAATCTATTTTTTCAATTAGCAAATCAATAGAAGAAAAATCCGCCACTCCCTTAATAATATCATTTTGTTCTTGCCACTGGCTAGACAGATTTTGTAATCGCTTATATTTTGAACTATTCTGTTCAAGCGATTCCTGTACTATTTTTATCTTATTAACCAAAGGAGCGGCGGATAGAATTTCCTCCTGTAAAGAAATTTCGTCAATTAGAACTTTATTTTTAGTAACTGTAAGGATCAAATTATCCCTAATCCCATTATTTTCATTTACTCTATCTTCAGCCTTACTTATTTTATTTGCTAAACTTTCCGCTTCATCTATCCAGTCATATTCTAATATTTCCTTAGCAATATTTTCAGATTCATTTTCTAATCTTATTTTGTCCTTATTCATTTCGCGCTTTTTTGATTCTGCTTTTGACAATACTTTATCAATCAAATCCAATCTAATAATTTGATTAAAAAATCTAGCTACTTCTCCAGCACTTTCCGATAATAGGAAAGGGGCATCCATTTGTTTTTGGATATTTACCGAGTCTAAATTGAATAACTTATTTACTTCATCAGGAACGTCTTGGCCTATCGCTTCAAGATACTCAGAATCATTTATTACATAGCCATTAAATTCTTCATAATCATCTGATCTTTTTACCTTGCCTCGCCTACGTTCAATTATATTAGAATCATTTTCAACTTTTACATAAGTAGATTTTATTGGCTTGCCATCTTTGTCCCTATTCCAATGTGAAATATATGCTAATCCTGAAGGGCGATTATATACAGTCCAATATAGCGCGCGAAGTATTGCTGTTTTTCCTTGATCAGATGGGCCAATAATACAGTTTATTCCTGGAGAGAATTCTATAATAGTTTTTTTATGGGATTGATAATTCTGTAATTGGATTGATTTAATCAAATACTTTTTCTCCTACTGTTTTCAGTACGGTACTATATAATTATATAATACTTTTCATAAAAAATAAAGTGCCGGTTACGTTTGTCTCCGGCTTGCTATTTTCGGCCTACGCAAAGCGTTCCGATTTCGGCATTAGTCATACGACCTAGCCACAACGTTTTAAAAGGCAATGAGCAGGTATTTAGTCCTGCTAGGAATTTCGGCCCTCACGAGAATCGTCATTCTCATTACTTGCCACCATTTCCAAAGCCTCCATATATATTATATACTGAGCAAATGGTTTTTTCAATTTCTCCTTAAAATATTTGCCCATGAAGAAAAAGCCAATCCATCTGAGATATTATTAGGATCAACTAAACGAGTAAATGATAATCTTCTATCATCACACTCAATAATAAAAGCCTGATTTGAAAGGATTTTTATCACTCTTGCCTTAGCATCGGTATTGTTTAACTTTAGCATTGTGCCTTCAGTCATTTTGTACCCAAGGAGAGAGCAACACCTAAGATAATTCCGATAATTAGCCCTGCAGTGCCGAAGATAATAAAGCCAATAAAGGGAATAGTAATCAATAATGTCAGGATTTTCCCTACTTTCATAATCTTGTTAGCTACATCATTTACTTGTTTCTCATCCATTTTGTACCTCTTATCTATATTATATACTTAGAGAGACGAATTTTTATTATGAAAAATAAATTGGTAGAAAGTATATAATATATATAGATGCAACAAACAAAGGAGTTAGAATGAAAAATATTATTGAATTGGAGGGACACCGATTGGCTAACTATTTTCCCGCAATACAAGGAACAGAATTTAATGATCTTGTAGAGAGCATTAGAAAAAATGGGCAGATAAATCCCATTATTTTATTTGAAGGAAAAATTCTAGATGGGAAAAACCGCTATCGAGCTTGTCAAGAATTAGGCATCGAACCCATTACTGAAGAATATTCTGGAAGTGATCCGCTAGATTTTGTTATTGCAGAAAATATAAATCGCAGGCATCTAACGGAAAGCCAGCGAGCCTTGCTTGCAACTGAAATGCTTCCAGAGTTTGAAAAGCAAGCAAGGGAACATTATAACAAAATAAAATCTAAACAAGTAAAAGACCAAAAGACTGCAAATGGAAAATTTGTAAAATCCGTGAAACCTTTTAAAAAAGTTCGCACGGAAGACAAATTTGATTCAGCAAATGAAGCCGGCAAGCAGTTCGGAGTATCTGGATCATCAGTACAAAAAGCTAAACGGATAAAGAAAGCTGTAGATGATGGAGAACTAGATAAAGGTATTATTGATGATATCCATAAAGGAAAGAAAACACTGGGAGCGGCGGATAAAGAATTACATGATAAGCGATTTGCAAAAGGAGAAAAAGAAAAAGAGACCAAAAGAAATAAGAAGCTTCCTAATGAATACCCAAAAGCTGTTTCTGAATATATTCATGATGTAAAGGAATTCAAAAATATTCTTTCTACTGCAACTATACTAGCAAAAGAAGGTATGTTTTCACCCGAGGCAATTCAATTTATCCATAGAATACACGAACAAATAAAAAGTCTAATGAAAGAAATGGAGGTAGGGAAAAATGAGTAGGTTTTCATTTATGCCACATCAAAAAGACTCAGAAAGTCCTTTACGACATGCCCGCTGTCAAATGATAGTAGATATTTTGTATCTCATGGAAAAGAAAAAAGATTTGCCACTCCCTAATATTCATAGATTATGTAAAGTAATTATTGAATATTATAAGAAAGAAGGCTTTAAAGAAAATCTAAGAGCTTCAGGATCGAAATGGGATTTATCAATTTTTTATATTCGTATGCACATGAAAGATATAAAAGAAATCAGTACGGAAAATTATCATCCTTTTGCTTATCACCGACCAAAGGATTCACTAAGAGGATTATGGATGTTTTTGAATAAAAAGCAATATACAGAAATTCTATCAAGGGAGTTGAAAGAATTAGAAACTAGGAAAGAAACTTATAATAAAATGCTAGAAGATGGAAATGATAAAATGAAATACAATATAAAATTGCCACGTATTTCAGATTTCTCAAAAATTAATTCTCCTACAAATGAAACAAAGCTACTAAAAGAAAAGTAATTAGTAGACTTTATTTTTTCTTACAAATACTATATAATCATAAGTATAGAGAGTCCTTTCTGATGCCCGTCATAATCAGAAAGGATTTTTAGAATCCTGGCTCCTGAAAGCGAGTGACGGCGCGATCAGGAGCTTTTTATTTTATCCAATCATTATAAGGGCAAATATGAAGCAAAGTGAATATCACCCAATGTTTATAAGCAACGCTACTTTTTATAGTTGCGCAACGCTACTTTTTATAGTTGCTATATATACTATTCTTATTTAATAAATATCTAAAGATATTATAAACCTTCGGTTTTGAAAAGTATTTGCTATAAAAAGGAGTTAGTATGAAAGTAGCCATAGATGGATTCAATCAAGAAAAATTAGTCTATTTAGGATTAAATATAATACATTCTAAAATTCTTGAATGGCTAGTCTATTTTGCCCATTCAGGAAATCAAACAATAATAAAGACAAAAAATGATAAAGAGCATTACTATTGGGTCGAATATCACAAAGTATTTGAGGATTTTCCTACTTTACCATTTCGTTCTAATCAAACCATCAGTAAAATATTTGAAGATTTATCAGGGAAAACTAGCAAAACTTTACCTATAGAGAAATTTCCATTAATAAAAATAGTTGTGCCTACTATTGATGGCAAAATGGTAGGATTTGCTATTAGGGAGAATATAATAGAATGGCTACGAGATTCAGGAGGTATAGATATGAATAGTCTAATTACCAATAAGCCGATTGAATCAAAAAAACCCACTGCCATAAAAAACAATTGTAACAAAAATGCTACGCAAATAATGGATAAACTTTTGCAAATAAAATTACCAGATGGTTCAAAGCTATTTAGAAATAGATTAAACAAAGATGGAAGCTATACAAAAGGCATGAAAGAATTCTGTTTTAAGCTAACAGCAATATATAAAGGATCATTCCTAAAAACATTTAGGCAAGCAGATGAATTTATTGCTAAGAATAAAGACCATAGTATAAATAGTGCAAAAGAAATAATCTTGAATTGCCAAGGAAGCTGGAACAGCATTGAAGAAGTTATTATAAAAGCAGCTAAGAATTATATCACATGGTTTGATCCTAGTAATAATCCATCTGATAAAAATTGGCTCCCTAAAAATATAGACTCATGGCTATTTAATTATAATTCAAATGGCTCATTATTTTTAGCTTGTCTAGATGGTCCTGCTTTCCCTATGCGCGAAGTATCAGCAGAAAAAATTTTTCTTTCAATTCCTAAAGAAGTAAGAATTATTTTTAAGGAATTTATTGATGAGCGTACTGACGGCTTTGCTTTTTGGAGTAGAATAAAATCATTAGTTAGTTGGTACAAAAAATATGCTAATGATTTGATGAATGAAGATTCTAATTGTACTTATTGGCTTGACTGCGGAATTGAAAAATGGCTATATGAATATGTAAGCTTTTTGAAATCTTTTATTGATCATGTGTATTTATCCCACCTAGGAACGAATTGCCCAACGTGGAGCGCCTATCTATTGAACGCTAAGAAGGAGCACGATATAAAGGCTTTTCTTAACAAATCATAATTTATTGCGTAAATTTATATCGTAAATGAACGATTTATTGACGAATTATTGCATATTTAGTTAATTACTTATAAGATATAGATTTACTATACTTAGTTAATTACTTGTATTATATAGATTTATATGAAGTATGTGAATTATCATTTATATAGGGCTTTATTTTTCCTTGCAATACCTTATAATAAAGTATAAAGAAATTAAAAATATCGGTTGCAGGCGGGAGCTAGCCCGCGATCGTTGCAGGGGCGTTCAGTTTCTGCAAGGTCCTCAAGTCACGGAAGTGCTTGAGTAGCTTCATTAGTTTATATAAAGACTTTGCCCACCCAAAAACAATTTAAAAAAGTTTCCGATCCTTCCTTTTATGGAAGCTGATGAGTAGCTGAAAATTGCTACGAAATCGGAAAGTTATTTGTGGAGGGCTCAAATGGCCAAGGCTTATGTGAATGGCAAGATCGTGGACAATGGTGTGAAGGTAGAGAAGAAAGCGGAAAAGGAAGTCAAGGAGAAGGGAAAGAAAAGAATTCCGCTCACGCCTGAGGAAAAAGTCGAAAGCAAAAAGGCAAAGCAGGAAGCAAGGGAAAAGGTTATTCAGTTCTGCCTCGCTTCTGGCGACGCGGACATCATCATCGCAACCAAGATGGTTTTCCCCAATTGCATGAAGGCAAAGAAGGCCAAGGAAAATGCCGCTAAGAAGCTCCTCGATATCATCGGCCCTGAAGGTACAAAGCACGAAGACCTGATTTGGAAAGCCAGTCACGTAGGCAGGATGGAAATGACCCAGCTCAGGAAGAAGGCTTCTAAGCTCGGAGCGTTCTGCAACTTTTCAATGGTCGACGGCCTGTACAGGATCGTAACGGAAAAGGAATACAGTCTTTTGTAAAAGCGTATAATTCAAAATAATTTAAAAATGGTTTTCCACGGCACGGTCAGGTGGCGCTGGATGATAGCCCAGCAATTGGTCCAAGTCCAATTCGTGCCATATCTTTTCCCTTCGGAGGAAAAGTGATTTTAGTTTTGAAGGAGACCACGATGAAAGAGCAGAAAACTTTACTGGAGCAGATCGGAGCTTTTATGGCTGGCAAGTACGATGAAGTTGATACTGATACGCAAATAAGTGCTGGCTGGTATGATTGGTTCTGCAAAGATTCAGCTCTCGCTGGAAAAACAAAGGCTCTGTATGCTAAAGTAATCAGCATTATGAAAAGTAAGAAATTCGATCCTAGCAAAGTTTATATTTTCTTCAAAAATAATTGTCCTGGTGTCGGTAGACTTTACGATTCTTTTTCAATTTGTGATATTCATACTGGCAATGTGCTTTTTTGGGTTACTCCGAAAAGCGGACATACTGTATATAATAATGAAGCTCAGGTATGTGGGCCAGAAAATAAATTTGAAAAGCCCTTGGCCCACGGCTCTTGGGTAGACATAAAAGGCTTTTTCCTCAACTAAATTTTGTTTGAAAAGGAGTTTATGATGGAAGCTAGTGACAAGATCATCGACAGGATCAGAAAACTTTTCGCCTTAGCGGAAAGCCCCAACGAGGCAGAGGCGATGAGTGCAATGGAAAAAGCTCATGCGCTTTTGCTTCAGTACAATTTAACAGTCAGCGATTTGAAGGAAGAATCAAAAACAGAAATAAACGAATTGGAATTTTGCGAAGCAGGAAGGATGAGAGCATGGAAAAAACTTTTAATCTATTATGTAACAAAAGCGAATTACTGCGCCTCGTATACAATGGTAACTCGCGGATCATATAAATACGATACGAAAGGAAAGCAAGTAATAAAAATAGTAGGCAGGGAAGCGAATGTAATTTCTGCGAAGGAAATGCTGAAATATATTTTCGCAAGCATCGAAAGGCTTTCCAAGGACATTGACCACGATATGAAGGAAAGCTACAAAACAGGATTTTCTGAAGCTCTTTGCAAAAGGTTAAAAGAAATTCACAAAAATGAGGAAGTAGTAAATTGCACAGCTCTTATGGTGATTGATTCGGAATTAAAAAATCACATGAATCAGAAAAATCTAAAAAATAGCTCAATCAAAAGCAATATAAAAGACGCTCAAGGTTATATTCGAGGGCAGATGGATGGAAGCTCCTTCAACTTAAATAAGCAAGTTGGAGGAAGAAAGGCGAATGCTTTTATTGACTAAAGCCATCCCGTATGGGTTTGGTTATTTGGTTTGGCTGAGCTGGTAGCCAGTAACGAGCAAGTGCAATGACAAAGCAAGTAGCGATGAGGACGATGGAGCTTGTTAATCAGTCTAATAACTACAAAAAACCTTATGTGCGGGTAGATGAGCGTGGATCATGGGAAGAAAAAATTGAGGGTACAGAATGGAAAATCATATCCTATGTTAATGTGTACAGCAAAACTTGGAGTCGCCGAGTTGCAAAATTAGTCGTTGATGGAGTCCAGTACGGGACTCGGGAAGCGCGAAAATATCTCGTATAAATAGCCGAAACTAGGGAGGATTAAATGCTTCCCTGGTCGCCGAGAATTTACCTACTCGGCCTGATGATGGCAGGTTTTGAAGGAGGTTTTGATGAAAAGAAAGATTGTTAATGATTGTGAAAGAAGGCATTTGATGGGATGTCGAGGATGCCCTGCTTTGGGCATTTGTTCGCAAAAGAGTAAGGAGGCAAAGAAATGATCAAGATTATTTTTAATGATTATGTACTAAGGCAAGTTCCTGGAAGCTCTTTAACAATTGTAGAAAATATTAAAAACCATAATAAAAAATTCGTAGTTGGAATTCCTCTCACTAAGGATAATGCACAAAAAATCATTATTGCTTCAGGAAGGTAGATTCAGGATGTATTTCCTGAATATTTTTATTTGAGGAGAATCAAATGTCTGCTAATGTCGAAACTTGTTTTTTGTATAAGAAGCCCGCATGGCATGGGCTTGGTACTGTAGTTCAGGAAGCACCTGATAGCTTGACGGCGCTAAAGCTAGCAGGGCTTGACTGGGACGTAATTCCTGAAAAAGTTTATCTCGCTGATGGAACGGAAATTCCTGATATGCGAGTAAACGTCAGGACGAGCGATAGGATGGTGCTTGGCGATACTTCGGAAAAATATAAGATAGTTTTGAATCGTGATGCCTTTGCTTTTACTGATGAATTGGTAAAAAGTAAAAAAGCAAAAGTTACTTATGAATCAGCAGGATCATTAAATCATGGTAGGAAGATTTGGATTCTTGCGCATCTTCCTGCTGAGAAAATCTTAGGCGAGGAAGTTGTTCCTTATTTAGTTTTCGCAAACAGCTTCGATGGAAGCCAAGCTATAACAGCCGCTCTTACTCCCACTCGCGTGGTGTGCCAGAATACGCTTAACCTCGCTTTACGAGAAGCAAAGCGCTCATGGTCAATTCGCCATATGGGAGATGTGGAAGGAAAAAAGAAAGATGCGGCAATGACGCTTGGCTTAACCTTCGATTATATGAAGGAGATGAATGTAGTAGCGGAAAAATATCAGCAGACAAAAATCAATAAAAGTAAATTTAATGATATTCTGGAATTTGTTTTTCCTGTTGAAGAAAAGGATAGCGATAGGCAAAAGAATAATGCCTTGACCCTTCGCCAACAGGTTCAAGACATTTATTCAGAGGCTCAGGATTTGAGAAAGTTCGCTGGAGATGCTTGGGGAGTATATAATGCTTTCGCGGATTTTGCTTCCCATGCTGAGCCTTTGCGCCTTACCCAAACTTTTCAGGAAAAGCGATTTGCCAGCTTTATTGATGGCAATAGGATTCTGAAGCAAGCACAGGAAGCCATTGAAAAAGTGGCAGTGCTAGTTAGGTAAAAATGTTTTCGCGCCATTAGCTCAGTTGGTCAGAGCAGTTGTCTGATACACAAAAGGTCGGTGGTTCAAGTCCATCATGGCGCATATATTTTTATAAGGAGGATTAGATGATTGATTGTGATGGGTTTGAAGCGTTTATTAAAGTAAAAAACAGAATTGAAAAGTTAGGCTATAGGATATTAGTAACAAAAACATTTACTGAATACTATTATTTAAGAAATAGATTTAAAAATGAAAACTGTTTTTGTGATGATTTGAATTTTGCTTTGAATAATGGGGTCATTGAGGAGGAGTAAATGAGCAGGACATTTAGACATAAGCCTTTTTTCAAGCTTACGAGAAATGAAGATGGCGTTGTAGAGTCTTGGAAGGAGGAGTACAGGAAATATTGCAATACAAAATGCAAATTCAGAGCAAGATGTGATAACAAAAAGATTCGCCATGCTCTAATTGACGAGGAAGATAAAAATTTAACAAATGCAATTGCTGAATATAAAAGCGATACTCTTGCTAGAAACAGATATTGGTAAAGGAGGTTTTATGAATTATTCAGAACTGAAGAGGTATTTTGTAATGTTCCATCGAGGGGAAATTACAAAAATGGAACTGGCCTTCGCTATCGGAATGTGGCAAAGGGCTGGATCGAGGATAGAGTAATGGCTAGACCAAAAGGCTTTAAGTTATCAGAGTCTCAAAAGGCCAAAATGCAAGCTGGCCGAAAAGCGGCAAAGCTAAAAGCTGAGGAGGGGATGATTGCAGGACAAGAAAAAGTAAAGACTAAGAAGGCAGAGCGAGAAGTAAAAATCGTAGGATATGGAATTGATAAAGAAATAAATGCTCTTCCATATCCTGTATTTGCTTCTGAAGAAAATAATTTTAGAGGCAGATTATATCCAACGGTAAAGAAAGCAAAGGAGAGCGTAAAATGAACGATTTAGGATTTTATGCAAAGAAGTATTTTGAAGCTAGAGAAACTTTTTCTAAATCAATCTATACAGCAGAGATGGAAAAATCATATAATATAATGTTAGGTATGGAAAATGAAATTAAAAATGAATTGTTCAGATTGTGGACTGGCCATAAGATTCATATTGAGGAGGAATGAAAATGAATTATTCTGAGGAAGAAAAAGAAGATGCTATTTCTGATGTGTTATACTATAAAATGATCGAAAAAGAGAGCCCTACGCTTTTTTATGATATGGAATTGTATGATGATCTTGCTTTGTGTGAGGTCAAAGCTAGAGATATGGGAATTAATACTGACAATATAATTTATGTAAAAATGCAAAGTGTATTTATCAGACTATTTGTTATCATTAAAAATTTCCTTTTTGATCTTTCTCCTGAAAAGGATGAAAGCCATGCCTTGACTCGCTATAAGGAGATTTAATATGAAGCTATTTGATAGCAATACTAAAAAAATGTTTCGCTGTACTTTGATGGAAAATGTTAATGATAGAATTATTATTTATGATAGGGAAAATAATGTTCTAGCTTCTATTCCTTCAAGTCAAGCTAGACTTATTTTCAATGAGCGAGAAATACAAGAGGCAAATTGATGGAAGCAACTACAGAATTATTCAATCAATTTCGTCCTATGGTTGAAGGTTTTGTTTGGAGAGCATATAAACGCTATAGAGTTTTTGAAAAGGAGGAATTGCAGTCAGAAGCATATTTATTCTTTTGCGAGATTGCAGAAAAATATGATCCACAGCGAGCTTCATTTTCAACGTATCTTTTTAGAGGGCTAAAAGATAAAATAAACAATTATTGCAAAGTACAGTATAAAAGGTATCATTATTTAATTGATGCCCAATGGCCAGAGAAATCATTTGATAGATTTATCGAAACTATGGAGAGCATAGACGATAAAATAAGTTTATCAAATGATGCTAAAACAATTTTAGATTTTATCATAAGTAGAAAATGGGAATTGCCAGGAGAGTATACAAAAAGACCTTCATTCTTTTCTGTATCAAAATGGTATCATTATGTGTATGGTTGGGACAAGAATAGAATCATAAATGCTTGGAATGAAATTGGTGATTGGTGGAATAAGGAGGCGAGTTAACATGGGTAGAGCAAAAGGCTTTAAGGTATCAGTTGAAACAAAGATGAAGGCCCACGAAACAAGAAAGAAAAACAAACTAGGAAAAATTAAAAATGATCCTGAATATAATATAGTGGAGCTTCAAATTACAGGAAAGGAAAAGTGTGGGTTTGATTTTTGGCCAGAGATTCGTGATACGCTTAGGCCAATTCATCAATATGCTTTATGCAAGAAAATAGAGCAGGAGGTAGCAGGGACGAATGTTTGGAATGATATAAAAGCAATTAAAATAATTCTACAAAAATACTTTATTCTAGTTAAGGATAAAAAAGCGTCAAGCAAGTATATAATAAAGAAGATGGACAAGAGAAGCGATCCTGTGAAGAAGGAAGCTTCGAGAAAGCGAATGACTGAGTATTGGGAAAAGAAAAAGGCAAACGCTATATCATAAGATATAGTTAAATTTATCTAAGGAGTGCAAAATGAAGTTTGATGGAAATGCGAATCACGCGATGTGGACGCGAGAGACAAATGAGACTTTCAGCAATTTTATTACTCGCGCGAAAGAAGAAAATTGCTTTGTAGATGATCATGGACGGGTTGATATCGGGGCAGTAATGCATTTGCTAGTTGGCACTTATGCTGATGGTCGCTATACGATTCTCCACGATCCCGTAAAGGTTTCTGAAAAGGCAGTTGAAGCTGTAGCAGAAAAGATTATTGAAGCGAAGCCTAAGCGAAAGGCAAAGGAAAAGGCTGAAGAAATTTCTGAAGAGGCTCATTAGATTTATCAGAGGTCATGGCTAGGCAGAAATGCTTGGCTATGACCTCTTTTTTTTGGAGAAAAATAATGTACGATTTTGTATCTTTACTAAATGATTATAATATTGAATATAAAAATGATACTAAAGAATGGATTAATATAAACTGTCCATTCCATGAGAATGGCTCCAGAGGATTTAAAGGTGGATTAAATATTGAAAAAGGTTACTATCACTGCTGGACTTGCACAGGGCATTCTACTGAAGAAGTTTTTGCCGAACTATTGCAAGTATCCTTTCACAAAGCAAAAGAGATTCTAAAGCAATATTCTACAGAATCAGTTTTACATAATAAACTAAATCATAAAAAAGTTAATATAGACATATCATTACCAGGAGAAGAAATTGAAAATAAAGGAATGGCATATTTATATGTTAGCAAACGTGGTTTTAAGCCTGATTATATTATTCGAGATTATGGCATTACTTGGGGTGGTATAACAGGAGATTGGTCCTTTAGAATTATTATACCTATTTATTACAATAAGCAATTAGTTTCATTTCAAGCAAGAAGTATTTTTTCAAAAGCAAAATGCGATGAACTACAAATATTAAGGTATAAGAATTATTCTATAGAAAAGAGCATAATAAATCCTAAACATATATTATATAATTTGGATAATTGTTTAGAGAAAAGAGTATTAGTAGTTGAAGGAGTTTTTGATTGCTGGCGACTAGGGCCAAAAAACGTCTGTGCTACTATGGGTACAAGTTTAAGTGAAGAGCAGATTATTTTGCTGGCTAATAGATTTGATGAAATTACATTTTTATTTGATAACGAAAAGGAAGCGCAAGAGCGAGCGGAGCAATATGCAGATAGATTAAGTAGTTTTGGAAAAGACGCTTGGATATTTAATCCCGGATTTAAACATGATCCTGGCGCGTATAATAAGTTAGAGGAAGAATTTGTTAAAAAGGAGTTAGGGCTATGATTACAATGAAAGGTAAATACAATTCAGCAAATATTATGATTGACGAGATTGATGAAAGTACAAAGGAGCAGATTCAAACTTTTTTGAATCATCCTGCTTTTGAAAATACTTATATTGCTATAATGCCGGATTGCCACACTGGCTCTGGTTCTTGCATCGGATTTACTATGAAAATGAATGATTATATAATTCCTAATATAGTTGGGGTAGATATTGGTTGCGGAATGCTATCTAGGAAGTTTGCAATAGAAAAGATTGACTTGCCAAAATTTGATAATTTCATAAAGAAAAATATCCCATCAGGATTTTCAGTTAATAGCGGATTTAGATCGAATCCATTTCTTGAAGATATTGAAAATGTTTGTATGAATATAGGAATTGAATCATTACGAGTTTTCTTGTCTATCGGGTCGCTTGGTTCAGGTAATCACTTCGTGGAGATTGGCAAAGATTCTGAAAATAATTATTGGGTAACTATTCATTCTGGAAGCAGAAACTTTGGATTGAAAGTCGCCAATTATTATCAATCAATTGCTAAGGCTAATTTGAAAAAGTATTTTATTGGAAATGAATATAAAGATTTGGAATTTCTATTAACTAATGAAAAAGATGGACAAGATTATATTGGGGATTTGAAGGTTGCCCAAAAGTTTGCATCACTAAATCGACATGAAATGATGAACAGGATCACAGAATATTTGAAGAATTCAATTCCTATGCAAGAAATTGAATCAGTACATAATTTTATCGGTGATGATAATATTATTCGTAAAGGGGCTACACCAGCACGAGAAAATGAGTATGTAATTATTCCATTTAATATGCGAGACGGCTTAGCAATCTGTAAGGGTAAAGGAAATAGCAAATGGAATTATTCTGCTCCTCACGGAGCTGGTAGAGCTTTATCTCGTACTAAGGCTAAGGAACTTTTATCAATAGAAATATTTGAAGCTCAAATGAGAGATATTTATACTACAACGGCTAATCTTAATACTATTGATGAAGCGCCTGATGCTTATAAAAATACTCAAATGATTATTAACTCTATAAAAGAAACAGTAGATATTATTGATTTTGTTAAACCTATTTATAACTTCAAAGCAGGAGCTGATTAAATGAAAACTATTTATACTATTGAAAATGGAAATTATTACTGCGATGGATATTCAAATGATTATTATTTTTTAACAATGAAAGATGCGATAGATTTTTTGCATAATAAATGGAATATGAAACTTAATAGAGAACAGGCTTTATATTTGAATGATAAAGAGCAAAAATGGGCAAGTATAATGTCAATCCACCCCTATGATCCAGAGATAGATTTATAGCGTAAAAATTAGGTAAATTTATACTATAAATCAATGGAATGGGGCTTTATACCTTAAATCGGTTAGACATATCGTTTTGACGCGATTTTTATCATTATAGACGAGATTTCAAGGGCTGTAGGAAGGCAGAAATGGCTAAGATCGTCAGTTTAGAGCAAGGTCAGCTCGTAATCAAGTTTTTCGGCTCTGATTTCGCTCAAAACTTGGCTTTGGTAAAGAGCTTGGATGGAAGGGAATTCGTCAAGGATAAAAGCCTGTGGATCGCTCCTAATACAGAAAATAATTATAAGTTATTGAAAGAAGCCGGCTTTGAAATGCCTATAATAAGCATAACAGAAAAGGCTAAACCAAAAATTGATAGAAGTTTATTTGAAGGATTTAGAGATTATCAGATTGATGGAGTAACTTTCTTAGAATCAGTTAATGGTCAAGGAATGTTAAATGATGACATGGGAATTGGAAAAACAATTCAAGCAATTGGCTATGCAAAACTTCATCCAGAGATTCGTCCCATATTAGTGATTTGTCCTGCATCAATAAAGCTAAATTGGGCGTATGAAATTCATAAATGGATAAATGAAGATGCTTATATATTGTCAGGTGAAAAACCAACTCCTGTTATTCAAAGAGGATTTAAATGGTATATTATCAATTATGATGTAATGGCATACAATATAATTTCCACTGATCCTAAAAATGGCAAAAGAAAAGTTGTGGATATAAAAGGCTGGGTGGATAGATTACCTGAATTAAATATCAAAGGAATTATAGTTGACGAGTTTCAGTTCATTTCCAATAATGCTTCATTGAGAACCAGAGCAGTAACAAAAGCTAAAAAGACTTTATCGCCAAAAATGTTTATAGGATTATCAGGGACACCGATGAGAAATCGTCCTGCTGATTTATTTCCAATGCTTAATCTATTAAATCCTTTAATGTTTCCTAATCGTTGGAAATACCTTTGGAAATTCTGCGGACCAAAAAACAATGGATTTGGCTGGCAGTTTATAGGAGCTACAAATACTGAAGAGCTTCATAGCAAAATATCTCCAATGATGATTCGCAGATTAAAAAGTGAAGTATTAAAAGAGCTTCCTCCCAAGCAGAAAATAATTGTCCCTATGGAATTAAATCCTATTGATGAAAAAGAGTATTTGAAAGCAGATCAGGATTTTATATTATGGCTAAAAGATCATATTAAAAATGGCTTAGATGCTCAGACCCAAATGGAAAAATTAAAGCAGTTGGCTTATCTAGCAAAGCGCAATTCTGTAATTCAATGGATCAGAGATTATTTAACTACTGATAATAAATTGGTAGTTTTTACTTACCACACAAAAGCTCTGGCAGATATTTATTCACAATTCAAAGATATTTCCGTCACCTTAGACGGCTCCACTCCTGCTGATGAAAGAAAATCAGTTGTAGATAAATTTCAAAACGATCTAAAGATTAGATTATTTATAGGGCAGATTCAAGCGGCAGGGATTGGAATTACTTTAACAGCGGCAAATGCTTGCGCTTTTGTGGAATTTGGTTATAGTCCATTTGACCACGAGCAAGCCGAGGATCGAGTGAACCGCATCGGGCAGGAAGCGGATTCAATCACTGCTTATTATTTACTAAATGAGGATTCTGTAGAAACTGATTTGATGGATTTATTGAATACAAAATATGATAATGTTTCTAAGGTGCTTGATGGAAAATCTAATGATGACTTTTTCCAAACTAATATGACTATGGAAGTGATTAAGAAGTATCGTAAAAAATTGCTTTCCTAAGTATATAATATATGTAAGGAGTAATAAATGAGTATATGTGAAAGTTGTAAGAATTTTTATACCGACGGCTGGGATGTTTATTGTAAAGATAAAGAGGCTTACAATCAGTTAATAAAGAGAGCAATATTTCACGAAGAAAGGACCAAGAACTATAAATTAGAATTTAAACGATTGGATGCTTTCTTTGCTCTTAGATGTGCCATATCAGAATTAAAGAAATGCGTATACTATAAGAAGAAAATATTTAAGAAAATAACGGGGTCAAATAATTTTACTCATTCAGACATTAAAGATATTTTTGAAATCAATTAAAGTATTAGATTTATAGGTAAGGAGATATGCATGAGTAAAATAGAATTTGATGAAGAATGTTCAGCTTGCGAAGGAACTGGACTATACATTGGGAGTGCTGAAAAAGATGGAGCAGCAGTAGTTTGTTATAAGTGTAATGGAAGTGGAAAATTTCATTTTGAGCACGAGTACAAAGAATTTAGTGTAATAAAATACAATCCAAGAGTAAAAAGAGTGTTTGAAGTTAATCCAGGTATTTATATAGGGGAAAATAATGATTGTAAATTAGAAGATTTTGGTGGGGTATTGTATTCTGATTGGGAAGAGGGCGGACCTTTTCCAAATAAAAGGGAAATGAGAAAGTATGTTTGTCCTGCTTGGTGGTATCAAACAGCTAATTATAAATTAAAGCCTATATGGGATGACTGCATATGTTGCGGAAGTTTTAAAAGTTGCGTCAGATTTCCTAATAAAGAAATATGCTGGAAGCGGTTTGATGAGGAGCATCAAAATGACAGTTAAGCAGCTAATAAGAAGCTTGAATAGTCTTCAGCAAGATAAAAACATTGAAGTTGAATGCCCTAATGGATTGCTAGTTGATCCTGATATAAAATACTTTAGACAAAATCCATTCGATGGAGATAAGTTTGCACTAAAGTATATTATTACTTATTCAGGAAGATAATTGTGAATATAGAAAAGGGCAGGTGGTATTTATCTGAAGATATATTGCCTCCTTTAGACTTGCAAGTATTAGGAATGTACTCTGGTGGGTGCTGGTTCGCTGGGTATCGCTTAGAAAATTATAAATGGTGGGATGGCGAATATGAATGTGAACGCCCTGACTATTGGATGGTTCCACAAAAACCAAGTTTTGCTCCAGTAGAAGGGAAATGCTAATTAATGACTCATTATATTGTTAAGGTAATTAAGCGTAGTACATTTTTTGATGAATGGTATATTAAACGAGTTATGAATTACAAAAAGTGTAAGGTTGTACTAATTCCATTTGAAGATAAGGCTTTCAAATATGTTAATAAAGTAAATGCGTTAAAGGCATCTGAAGCTTTTAACGGAAAGGTGGAAGTAAAATGAAAAAACTAATTGAGTATTTAATCTGGATTAATACTGAGATTCGTAGAGAGCGTATAAATGCTGGACTAAAGCCAGTACCGTTATTTGATGCAATAAAAAGCTATTATATTATGAAGAAGAATTTTGATAAGCGGGATAAGTAGATTTTGAAGAATTTATATAATAAAACAGTAATAGATAATTGTACTCTCTATCATGGTGATTGTTTAGAAGTTATGAAATTAATTCCTGATAAAAGTATAGATATGATTTTATGTGATTTGCCCTATGGAACTACAGCTTGTAAATGGGATGTAATAATTCCCTTTGAGCCTTTATGGGAACAATATAAAAGAATTATTAAGGACAAAGGCTGTATTGCTTTATTTGGTAGTGAGCCGTTTTCTAGTTACCTAAGAATGTCAAATATAAAAGGATTTAAATATGATTGGGTATGGGAAAAGGAAAGACCTTCAAATATTACTGGTATGCACTATTCTCCTGGTAGAGTGCACGAAATAATTTCTATATTTAATTCAAAAATATATTATCCTATAATGGAGAATAGCATCCAGCCTAAAAATAATAAAAAGGGATTAAATCTGAGTCAAAGTGGGATTATGAATAGGCCAGAATCAATACCTATAAATACTGTGATACAAGATGAGTATGACAACACAAAACGATTCCCTAGAGATGTGATAAGATTTAATAGGGAAATACGAAATAATAGTGGAAGGTATCACCCTAACCAGAAACCTATAAAACTATTGGAATATTTAATAAAAACATATACTTTAGAGAATGAAACTATATTGGATAATTGTATGGGGAGTGGTAGTGTTGGAATAGCTTGTAAATATACAAATAGAAAATTTATTGGCATAGAAAAGGATGAAAAGTATTTTGAAATAGCAGTCAATAGAATTAAACATCCAGAGCAAAATCCAAATCCTATTTCTAAATATGGAAATTTACTTGAGGAATAAAATTTGGTTCATAAAAAAATAAACTCAGACAAGGAAGTAACCCTACTTATTTATATGATTACTTCTGATAGGTTTTTATCAGAGATAGCCCCCATATTTAATTCTAAATTGCTAAAAACTAGTTATTCAAGAACTATAGCGAATTGGTGTCTAGAGTATTATGATGAATTTAAATGCGCTCCAAAAAAGGATATACAGAATCTATACAAGAATAAGATAATGATTCATAAGGACAATGAAGATAAAGATGCTATTTCGCTTTTATTGACCAATCTATCAAATAAGTATGAGCAATTATCAGAAATAAATAATGTAGATTTTTCTATCAATGAAGCCATTAAGTATTTAAAAATCCGCTCAGGGGAATTATTGAAAAGTCAAATTGAATCAGCACTAATTGAAAATGATTGCGATAAGCTAGAAAATTTAATAGCCAATTATAAACGAATAGAAAAGCCTTCAGGGCAAGGAGTAGATTTATTAAAAGACACAAATAAAATAATTCAAGCATTTACTATGGAAAATGATACACTAATAACTTTCCCTGGAGATTTAGGTAAAGTAATTCAACCAATAAATCGAGGAGATTTTGTAAGTTTTTTTGGCCCCGCCAAGCGCGGAAAAAGCCATTGGCTATGGTATAGTTCATTGCAAGCATTAGCACATGGGTGTAAAGTTTTGCACATTACTTTGGAAATGACTGAAAATGAAATGATTAGGCGAGCATGGCCTTCTTTAACAGGCCATCCAAAAACAACTCAAGAAATTAGTTATGCAACTTTTGAGCAAGATGATGAAGGGAAATATGATATTATTCAGCACGAAAAACAAAAAGAAGGAATCGACCTAGAAAACATTTCGCAATTTCAAAAGAAAATAAAAAGGTTATACAGAAAAGGTGAAATAAAAATACTTCGCCCGCTTGATGTAATAAATGTTTCATGGATCGAATCTACTTTAGATAATTTATATCACTATGAGAATTTTATTCCTGATGTTATAGTTTTGGATTATGCTGATTATATGGTTCCTGATAAGGGCTTTAAGGAAAATGTAGCAAGAGAAAGATTAAATAATATTTGGGTAGGATTACGGCAGTTGGCAATAAGAAGGAATATAGCAATAATAACAGCGAGTCATACTGCTAAGGCTACATTCGATACTGATGTAAAAACTTCTCATGCTTCTGAGGATATTAGGAAAATAAATAACGTAACAATGGCAATAGGATTGAATCAAACTAAAAAAGAGCAAAGTTTAAATATAATGAGATTAGGCTTAATGGAAATACGTGAAGGGCGAGGAATAAATGAACAGGTAGTAGTTACACAATGTTTGGATTTAGGTAGGCCATGCTTAGATAGCCATTTGAAAAGCTTAGTAAAATTAATTGAAGAAGAAAAGCCAGAATATGATAAAAAACGCAAGGGATAGTATATAATATATTAAAGGAGATAATTTGTTACTAGATTCATTTTATCCAACACCTAAAAAACTAATCTCTAAGATGTGGTCAAAAATAGATCATAATGATGTTTCAAATATTTTAGAACCATCAGCGGGAAAAGGAGATATTTTAGATTGGATAAAAGATAAATATAGTTATAATGGCAACTTTAATATATCGTGTATTGAAAAAGAATATGATTTGCGTTCAATTTTACAAGGTAAAAAATATAAGATAATTGATTCAGATTTTCTATCTTATTCAGGACTAGATAAGTTTGATTTAATTATTATGAATCCCCCCTTTGATGAGGGAGATAAGCATTTACTAAAAGCAATAGATATTTTATATTCAGGGCAAATTGTATGTTTACTTAATGCTGAGACAATAAAGAATCCTCATACAAACATCAGAAAAACTTTAGTGCATAAATTAGATGAATTAAACGCTAGTATTGAATATATATCTAATGCCTTTATAGATGCTGAAAGAAAAACAGGTGTTGAAATTGCATTAGTTTATATTAAAGTTGATAAAAATATTGAAGATGATTTATTTGAAAAATGTACTGATAAAGTAAAACAAGTTAATACAAAAATTGATGATGAAGAAAAGTCAGTAGCTTCTAGGAATGGTGTATCTTTTATAGTAGAGGAATATAATGCTTTATTAAATAAGGGAATGGAAATTATAGTTTACTTTTACACCAATAGAAGATTGATTGGTGAATATCTTATTTTAGATACTCCTACGAATGAAAAAACATATTCACGTAGTAATCAGTCAAATATAAATGCTTTGATGAATGATTTTATTTCAAATATTAGAAAAAGTTATTGGATAAAAGTATTGGATTTAGATGAAGTAAAAAAACGTATGACAAAAAAGGAAAAAGATAAATTTTATGAACAAATAAAATTACAATCAGATATGGATTTTACTGAAAATAATATAAGAGAATTTATATTGAAACTAGTAGGAAATTATCAAGATATTTTAAATAAAGCTGTAGCAGATTTATTTGATAGTTTTACTCGCCAATATGCTTATTATGATGATTGTAAAACTAATATACATTACTTTAATGGGTGGAAAACAAACAAATCATTTTATGCTAATAGTAAAATAATAATTCCTTATAATCAGTATAGAACATACGATCATCCTTTTTATGGTTATCGCGGAGAATTACGTTTAAGCAGTGATTTTAAATCAGCATTAAATGATATTGATTTAGTAATGAATTATTTTACGTATGAAAAAGATTTTATTTCAATGGAAGAAGCAATTAATGAAGCATTTGAAAAGGAGAGTACACGAAATATAGTATCCACTCATTTTGTAATTAGCCTATATAAAAAAGGTACTATGCATTTGAAATTTAGAAATGAAGGCACTTTACGAAGATTTAATATCATTGCTTGTAAATACAAAAAATGGCTTCCTGAAGATTATGGACAGAAAAAATATTCAGATATGGATAAAGAGGAAAAGGATGTTGTAAAATCATTTGAAGGACGGGAAGTATATAATAAGAATGTAGGCGCGATTGAATATGTTAAAAACGAAAATATTAAGATGATAGAATAAAGGAGTAAAAATGAAAAATATATTTGATGATGAAATTGTACAAGAAACAAAAGATACTGATACATTAAAAGTGTTTTTAGGTGTATGTTCTCACATGGAATTATCTAAAAATAGTTTATCAATATGCTCTTACATAGCTAAAAATGATAACAAACTAATAGCTTCTAATATAAAAAACTTCCTCATTATGGACTATACTGGTAATGAAGAAAATGGCGTTTATGAGTATTTACTAAGCAAAGCATTTGATAAACTAGATGGGTTCAATACAAATGAAACTAATTTAGAAAAGTATCCGCAAGCAGAAATTGATTTAGTGAATGGGGAATGGGTTAATATAAATGCTTCACAAGCACAACTAATAACTGATGCTTATAAATTTGTTACTGATGATGTAACTAGATATTTTATGGCAGGTATTTATTTTGAAAAGGGATTTGTAGTTTCTACTGATGGAAGAAGATTATTTTATTCACAAGGATTTGATAATTTCCCATCAGTAATTCTACCTAATTCAAAATGCTTAGAATGGCTATTGAAAAAAGGTACAAATATAAAGTATAAAATTGATAAAACTTTTTCAATATTCCAATTTGAATATAAAGGCAGTATGATGTTTTATTGTGCTAGTAATATCGAAGGCCAGTTTCCTAATTGGCAAAAAGTAGTTCCTGAAAAGCAAAGATTTACTATTGGTGTTCCTGATTTAACTGCATGGAAGGATATTTATTCAAAAATAGTTTTACTAAAAAGTAAAAGCAATTCAGAAAGAATATATATTAAACATGAAAAAGATGATGAAGTTTCTGTTGAATGGGATAGTAAAATTATAGGAAAAATGAAATGGATAGGATTTTATGATGAAACTAGATTAGCTAATGAGAAATTAGGCTGGGAAAAAATTGAAGATACTACAGAAAATCCTAGAAAACCATTTATTTCTTTATTAACTACTTTAGCAATAAATTATAAATACTTTAATGATGCTTTAACATTGTATCCATTGAAAGAAATTCAATTTACAGAATGGATTAAAGCTGTAACTTTTATTTACACAAATAATAGTATATCTATTGTTATGCCTATGCAAAAAGACTAAAGGAGAAAGTATGACTATTACTCGAAGAGATTTAATTTCTGCAATGAAGGAAGCTTTACCTGGAGTTGAAACTGGTAATACTATTCTCGAAGGTGCTGATACTTTCATTTTTAAGGATGGATTTATACATTCTTATAATGATAACATTTCAGTATCTGTTCCATTATCCAGCCTTAATGAAGAGTGTCAACTTCAAGGAGCTATCAAAGCTAAAGAGTTTTTCGATCTTATTAACAGATTCAAAACTGATGCAATAAAAATTATTCAAAAAGATAATAAGTGGATTATCAAAAATGAGTCAAGCAGGGCAGAATTGACTTTGATTGAATCTTCAATAATGGATTATATCAGCAAGATAAAACCAGAAAAGCCAAAGTGGTCAAAACTTCCTGAGAGATTTTTTGATGGAATAAAACTATGTTTATTCACTTCTAACAAATCCAGCTTATCAGGCATTTATTGTTCCGATGATATTATTGTTTCCACTGATGAAAGTAGAATTAGCAAGTATATTTTAGATACTTCAATAAATGGAACGTTTTGGATTTCTGATAATTCCGCTATGGAACTATTGAAACTAAATGAAGTAGAAAAGTATTTTGTAGACGCTTCATGGGTACATTTTTTATCAAAAAGTAAAACTATGTTTTCTTGTAAGAGACTGCAAAATGATATGTATCCTTATAATAAGATTGAAAAAGTAATAAATGATAATGTTTTTGCTAAGGGAGATATAAAAGGTATTTTGCCTAAAGGATTATCAGAAGCAATAAATCGTGCATCAGCATTGGCTATGAATATTGAAAGCTTCAATTCAATAAAATTAACTTTTACTAATGAATATATTGAAGTATATAGTGAACGTCCTACGGGAAAGTATACAGAAAAAGTTTCATGGGATAAACCTATAAAGAATATTCCTGAAATTACTATTTTGGTAGATTATAGTTTCATCGAGCAGGGTATAGCGAATAGCGATAGCTTTTATTTGAAGCAAGAGGAAGGTAAGGCTTCAAAGATTATTTTTGTCCATACTAATGGATTGCAAGTAGTAAATACATTTGAAGGAAATGATGCGTGAGCTTTCATTATTTAGTGGGGCAGGCGGCGGAATCCTCGGAGGGGCTTTACTGGGATGGAAAACAGTTTGCGCCGTCGAAATCGAAAAATATTGTATTGAAATCTTATTACAAAGACAAAGAGACGGAATATTACCAAGATTCCCTATATGGGATGATATTACAACATTTGATGGTAAACCGTGGAAAGGAAGAGTGGATATTATTACCGGCGGATTCCCTTGTCAAGACATTTCCTCAGCAGGAAAGGGAGCTGGATTGGAAGGCGAACGCTCTGGGCTTTGGAAAGAAATGGCCCGGATCATTTGCGAAGTTAAACCTAAATGGGTTCTTGCAGAAAACTCACCACTTCTCACTATTCGAGGACTCGGAACAGTCCTTGGAGACTTGGCCAAGATGGGGTATGATGCTAGATGGGGAGTGCTGGGAGCTTGCGATGTTGGAGCGCCACATAGAAGGGACCGTATCTGGATTCTTGCCAACTCCAATGAAAAGCGAAGCAGGAAAATCAGAACATACATTGAATCTAGTTCGCAAAGGCAAAAGTCAAATGACATTAGACCGTTATGTAAGGATGTATCCAACAGCACGCAAATCAGGAATTCTAGGGGGCGAGGGCTCACGTTGGATGATGCAACAAAAAATAATAAATGGAGAAATCAATCAAAAAGAAGCGGAACAGATGTTAGGAACACGGATATTTCTAACTCCGAGAAAATTAGACAAGGACTTTATGAACAGCAAACTAGAAACGGCACGGGGATATATAAAAAATCAGAACCACGAAATAATGCTAAGTACAATAATATTAACGGAAAGCAATGGTGGGAAACTGAATCCGGATTGGGTAGAGTGGCTGATGGGGTGGCCAATCGCGTGGACCGCATTGCAGCCATTGGAAATGGACAAGTTCCTTCAGTGGCAGCAGCAGCATTTATCATACTTAGTCAAGGATGGTGTAGATTTGAAGAAAATAATAAAGAAAATAAATGAATAAAGGTTTTTTCTCTCAAGAGGAAACTTCTATTACTCGCGGTGATGAGCAAATAAAAAATCATGTAAAAAAAGCCCCTGTATTTAATTGTTTAAAGTGTGGACTATCTAATAAATGTAATTCTCCTAAAATGGTTATGTCAGGTGAAGGTAAGTTAAATATACTGATTATTGGAGAGGTTCCAGGTGAAACTGAGGATGAAGAAAATACTCAATTTGTAGGAAAGTCAGGAAAATTATTAAGAAAAATTATTAAAGAATTGAGTTATGATTTAGATGAAGATTTTTTTAAAACAAATGCTGTTAGATGTCATCCTACAGATAATAAAACCCCCACAGGAATTCAAATAAGTGCTTGTAGAAAATATCTTTTAGATGATATAAAAAGTAGTAATTGCAAAGTAATTCTAGCATTAGGAAAAACTGCTATTGATGGAATAATTGGCCATAGGCTTCAAGGTAGAATAACTGGATGCTCAATGACTGATTGGGCTAATACAATTATTCCTGATCAAGAATTAGAAAAGTTTATCATTCCTACATGGCATCCTTCATATATTTTACGCCAAGGAAATTATGAAAGTGAAGATGTAGTTTTACGAAACCAATTAAAGCAATCAATAAAAAACGCCATAGAAATATCTAATAAGTCTTTTTATGTATCAAATTATTTATCTGATTGTATACCTATTTATGATAGTTTAGAAGCAATAAAAATAATTGAAGATTTTTCTACAAAGGAAATAATAGCATTTGATTATGAGACTACAGGAAAAAAGCCACATCGAGAAGGGCATAAAATATATAGTTTATCTATATCAGATGGATTAGTCAGTTATTCATTCCCTTACTTTAATGATAAAAAGTTTAGGCAAAAATGGTTAAGGTTGCTTAATTCTGATATAAAGAAAATATGTCATAATGGAAAGTTTGAAAATATGTGGGGATTAGTTCGCGGCGGGTATGATGATTCTGGGGGCTTGGAAATAAATAATTTATATTGGGATACAATGCTAGGTGGGCATTCATTATACAATAATAAAAGAACAGGATTGAAGTTTTATGCTTATATTCATTTTGGTATTTTAGGTTATGATTCTGAAATAGAACAGTATTTAGAGCCATCATCAAAGGAAGAAGAATTGTATGGAGCTAATGCTTTTAACAGTATTGAAAAAGCTCCATTAGATAAAATACTAAAATATAATGCTTTAGATTCTTTACTAACATATAAATTATATGAAGATCAGTTAGCTAAACTTGAACCTAAATTACAAAAGGGAGTTAGATTTTTTACTAAAGGATCAATGGCTTTATCTAAGCTAGAACAAAATGGAATTGTTTTTAATGAGAAGTTAGCAAAAAAGGAAGATACAAATTTAACTACAAAATTAAATTCTATTGAGAAGAAAATATTGGCTTATTCTGAATTGAAAAAATGGGATAAAGAAAAGCAATTTAGAGTGAGCGCTCCTGCTGATATTACACATTTATTATTTGATATAATGAAGTATTCAATAAAGGATAAAACTGCTACGGGTCGAGCGAAGTCGGATATTGAAGCATTAAGAAAATATAAATTACCAATAGTTAAAGATTGTCTAGAATGGCGAAAATGGCAAAAGGTTTATAATACATATTTAAAGGGATTTGAAAAGGAAAATATATCAGGAGTAATTCGCGCACTATACAATTTAAATATGGTCGATACTTTCCGTTCTAGTTCTGATTCACCTAATTTTCAAAATATTCCTAAGCATGATGAAGAAGTAGCAAAACTATTAAGAAAATTGTTAGGACCACGAAAAGGAAATAAATTAGGCGAATATGACTATGGTGCGATGGAAGTAAAAATAATAGCTTGTTGTAATAAAGACCCGAATTTAATTAAGTACATAGAATCAGGAAAAGACCCACATAGAGGATTCGCTTCAAAACTATATTTAATGCCGGTTAGTGAAGTAATGAAAAACGTTGGTATATCTAAAAATGTCCGTTATGTAACAAAAAATAGTTTTATATTCCCTACTTTTTATGGATCGTGGTATAAAAAGACTTCTGTAGAATTATGGAATAATTGTGAAAGAGAAACTAGGAATTATTTAAAAGAGCAAGGAATAAAAACCGTAGAAGATTATACTAATCATGTGCAAAAAGTAGAGAATGAATTTTGGAACGAATTTCATGTAGGGTATGATTGGAAAGAAAAAACCGTAAAGGAATATGAAAAAAATGGTTATGTAGATACTTTAAATGGATTTAGATACCAAGCTCCAATGAGTCATAACCAGATATTAAATTACCAAGTACAAGGGCCGGCTTTTCATTGTTTATTATGGACATTGACTCAAGTACAAAAAGAATTAGAAAAGCGCAATATGAAAACTATAATAGATGGACAAGTGCATGATAGCATTTATCCTGATTTTCCACCCGAAGAGGAAGATGAATTGGACTATATTATTTGGAATTATGGAACACAAAAAATTAGAAAGCATTGGGATTGGCTGATCGTACCTTTAGCGATAGAGAAAAGCGTATCAGAAATAAATGGCTCTTGGGCAGAAATGAATACGATAGGAATATTAAATGGCAAATAAATGGATCAATATCCATGATGAAAAGCCTTACGATGATGAACCTGTTTATTATTACTTTCACAATAAAGTATTTTATGGATTTTATTTTAAAGAGGATGTTTCTTGTCTATATCTTATGCCTTATGGGACATATTCATCAAATATATTTTATGGCAGGAGTGGATTTTTAAGTAATGATGTAACTTGGTGGATGCCTAGAGAAGATACTGAAGGAATTATTATTCCAGAAAAACCATGTATTCAATGAATATTGGTTTAATTGATATTGATGGAAAAAATTATCCTAATTTAGCATTAATGAAAATATCAGCATATCATAAACAAAAAGGAGATAAAGTATCATTTGTAAATTTTGGGAATTATGATATTATTTATAAGTCAAAAGTTTTTACTTTTACGCCAGACAAAATAACAGGTTTTTATGATGGAAATAAAATAATAAGAGGAGGAATTGGTTATAAATTATATGAGAACTTATCTGATGAACTAGAGCATATTCTACCAGATTATAATTTATATAATTGTGAGCACGCCTATGGGTTTTTAACTAGAGGATGTATTAGAAAATGTCCTTGGTGTATAGTCCCAATAAAAGAAGGAAAATTAAAACCAGCTTCAGATATTAGTGAATTTATTGGAGATAAAAAATCAGCAGTTCTTATGGATAATAATGTTTTAGCATCTGATTATGGACTAAAACAAATAGAAAAAATAATTGATATGAAAATAAAAGTTGACTTTAATCAAGGATTAGATGCTAGAATAATTGCAGAAAATAAAGATATTGCAAAATTACTTTCTAAAGTAAAGTGGTTGAAATCGTTACGAATGGCTTGTGATCAAAAATCACAAATGGAATCAATAGAAAAAGCTACTAGTCTTTTAAGAAAATATGGATGTAAGCCTCAAAGTTATTTTGTATATGTTTTAGTAAAGGATATTCCTGATGCTTATGAAAGAGTAATGTTTTGTAAAAAATTAAAATTAGATCCATTTGCTCAGCCTTATAGAGATTTTGAAAATAATAAAATAGATAAACAAGCAAGTAGGTTTGCAAGATGGGTTAATCATAAAGCTATTTTCAAAACAGTAGAATGGAAAGATTATAAATAAAAGGAGCAAACAAAATGCTAAATGAACTACGAGACAAGATTCACAAGAATGCAGTTAATCATGGATTTTATTCTGATGAAAAAGATAATCATGTATTAGTAAAGCTAATGCTGATCGCTACAGAATTAGGTGAAGCGGCAGAAGCATATAGAAAAAATCATTATGCTAATATGAAAGTTTTTGATGATAGCTGTAATGATATTGCATTAGACAAAATTATTGGTCCCACTGAAGTTGATTTATTTGCTGATTTAATTAAGGACTCTTTTGAAGATGAGATTGCTGATTGTATTATTAGACTATTAGATTTGTGCGGATTTATGGGAATAAATATAGAAAAGCATATCCAGCTAAAAATGTGGTTTAATGAATTTAGAGAATATAAGCATGGTAAAATATGTTAATTCAAGGGCAATATTTAGAATCAATTAAATGGCTAGAAGCTTGTGCTGGAAGCTCTAGGAGAAGTAAAGCCGAAGCAAATCATATTAAAATAGTATTAGAATTATTAGGATTATTGATTAAAGAAAATGAAACATTATTAGGAATAATCGAAAATAAATCAAAGTAAAGTATATAATATAGATAAGGAGATACAAATGAAAATAGTAGTAAATAGATGCTTTGGTGGGTTTGGCCTTTCATATAAAGCAGTAATGCGTTATGGAGAATTAATTGGAAAGAAGATTTATGCTTATGTTAATAAAGATATGAATAGTTTTGAATCCAATACGTGCAAGCAAGTATTTGAAGATAGTGGTTTATTCACAATATATTTGACAAAGCCGAATTTAAAAAAATTTCCGAAAGGGGAAGAATCAGTCTATTTCAGCTATAGAGATATTTCTAGAGATGATAAAAATCTAATTAAAGTTATTGAGGAATTAGGCAAAGAGGCTAATGATTGTTTTGCTGATCTAGAAATTGTAGAAATTCCTGATGGAACAGATTGGACAATTTCAGAATATGATGGAATGGAAACAGTAGAAGAAAAACATAGGTCGTGGTAAATGGGATTATATCAGAAGTATCGTCCACAATCATTTGATGAAATGATTGGGAATGAATCCTCAATAAATACACTTCAGAGGATGCTAAAAAAGGATAGTCATTCTCATACCTATTTATTCTCTGGTCCTCCTGGTACTGGCAAAACTACAACTGCTAGAATAATCGCTAAAGAATTAGGCGCTGATGAAATGGATATTAGGGAAATAAATTCTGCTAATAGTCGAGGTATAGATACTGCTAGGGAAATTACTCAATCAATTCGTTTGCTTCCTATGAATGGGAATTGTATAGTTTATATACTTGATGAGGCACATCGCTGGACAGCAGATTTTTCTAATGCACTTTTAAAGCCTTTGGAAGATTGCCCAAATCACGTATATTTTATTATCTGTACCACCGAGCCAAATAAAATAATTAAGGCAATCCAATCACGTTGTACTCATATAAAGTTTAGTTCATTAAAGTCTGATGAAATTATTGTTTTACTAAAAAGAGTAAATAAATTAGAAGCATTGAATATGGATAAAGAGGTTTTATCAGATATTGCTGATAATTGTGAAGGATCACCTAGGAATGCTTTAGTGCTATTAGAAAAAGTTTCTTCAGCTTCAAATGAAAAGGAAATATCAGATATAATTAAATCAGGTAATTATAATGATGAGGATATAGAAATAATTGAATTGGCAAGGGCATTATTAAATGATAAAAATCAATGGAGAGATATTGCTAGCATATTAAAGAAGCTTCAAGAAAATGGTAAGATGGATAATCCTGAAACTATTAGGTATATGGTACTTGGGTATATGAATAGCGTTTTGATTTCTGGTAAGATGTTAAAGAGAGCGGCCATTGCTATTGAGGCATTTAGTGAGAATACTTATAATTCAGGAAAAGCTGGAATTACCTTAGCTTGTATTAATACGATTTCTTGAAAATAAATGAATTGAAAGTATATAATATAATTAAAAGGAGATAAATTATGTATGGTAGTAGTGATGTCATATTTGAAATGAATGAAGAAGTAAATGCATACAAGTATGTGCTTGAATTGTGCAAAAGATATATTGAATCTAATAAGAAAACAGAACTAGAAAAAGAATTGATCCTTAGTAGGATAAACCAATTATTGAAAAACTAATTCGTATGAATTAGTAAAGTATAATTTTCTAAAGGGAGAAAAGGTATGACTTCACTTGAGATGGCTGAGCAGAGTGGCAAGCCGATTGGTGTTGTAAATGCTGTGCTGAAGGAAAAGGGAATTGAGCTGAAGCGTGGTCGCGGGGAAAAGCCAGATTATAACAAGAAGATTACAGATTCTGTTATGAAGATTCTTGCGAATATGCCTGAGAAGCATCGTGGTCGCCCTGCTAAGGAAGATTCAGAAAAGCCCGCAAATAAAGCTCCTGCTAAGAAGGCTGTAAAAAAGGAAGAGACAAAAAAGGCTCCTGCAAAAAAGGCTCCTGCAAAGCCAGTTGCAAAAGCTCCTGCTAAGAAAACTCCCGCGAAAAAGGCTCCGGCAAAAAAGCCAGTTATTGATGAAGAGGAAGAGGATGATGAAATTGTAGTTCCCACTCATACGGATAATGAGCCTGAAGTCGATGATGACGATGATGTAGTAGACGAGGACGAAGCTGATGATGAAGAGGACGAAGAGGAAGAGGACGAGTAAATGAAAGATTTTGGCGAAGAGATAAAAATAAATCGTTTTAAGCTAGAAGAAGAATGCGAGCGGCACGTTTCTCTTTACCATTATTATTCAAAAGCTAGAGCAGAAACAAAGGCCGAACTTGACGATGCTAATGATAAATTGAAATTGGCTTCCGCTGAAGTTGATCAGTATTTAAGAGGTCATTGGGATGAACCTAGCTATGGAAAGCAAACTGAAAACGCTTTGAAAAATGTATTAGAAACGCATCCTAGAATTACTAAACTAAAAGACAGCATTCGAGACATTCAAAAAAATCTTTATATTCTAGATGCTTCAACTTTTGCTTTAGATCATCGGAAGAGTATGCTGGATAATCTTGTTACACTTTTGGTCAAAGGTTTTTACTCAGCTCCTAATGGCGGGAAACGTAAAGACGCAAATGATGAAGTAGTTGATGAAATTCGTTCAAAGATAAATAAAAAGAAATGAGTATTTTATCTTCAATAGCTGCTACTATTGGAATAATTATTATGTCAATTATTTTTATTCTAATAGTAGCTTTTATTGTTCTAGTAGTCAAAAAAGGAGGAGGCATAAAGCCGCTATAAAATGATTCCAAAAATTACAGAAGTGCATTTTACTAGGAAGTTTAATCTTGGCAATTATGAAACTGAGGACGTAGGGTTTGTAGCAACAGTAGCTGATGACCAAAAACCTGAAGATGTTTTGAAAGCCCTTGATCAAGCTACAGTAAAATATCGTAAATTCCAGCAAGGGAAGGACTAATGAAAACTAAATACTACGAATCACTAAAAAAGGTTATTGATCAAACATCAAAGGATTTTTCTCCTAATGATAAAATTCTACAGGATTTTATGAAGAGCTGTATTAAAGCATATAGTTTTGGAATTAAAAAGGCACCAAAAGGAAAGTAGATGTCAAAGAAAAATAGTTCCCTAAAAGATCGTCTAAATAAATCTTATGCTGACCGCGACAGAGGAGGAGCAGGACAATCGGCATTTGATTGGAAGAAGGCGGGCGATCTGAAGTTTTACAAGATGAAGGCTGGTAAGCACCGTTTGAATATTGTGCCTTATATTATCAAGACGAAAAATCATCCTCTAGTAAAAAGTGGTGATGCTCAAGTAGGCGAGGAAGATTATCGGCTGGATATTTTTATTCATCGTAGGATCGGCCCTGCACAGACTCCTGTTATTTGTCCTAAAAAGAATTTTGGCAAGTCTTGTCCTATTTGCACTTTGGCTGACGAATATCGGGATCAAGGAAAACAAAAAGAATCAGAAGCGCTTCGAGCCCAGCGCAGGGAATTGTATAATGTAATTGATGCTAACGATTCTGATGCTGGTATTCAAATCCTTGATGTTTCACAAAACCTTTTTGGCAAGGAACTAATTGAAGCGGCAAAGGAAGAAAATGAAAATGGTGATATTGTAGACTTCCCTGATATTAATGATGGAAAAATTGTAAAGTTTAGAGCTACTGATGCTGAATTTGGTGGCCATGCTTATTTTGAATTTAAGAATTTTGGATTCGAGGATCGTGAGGAAAAACTAGATAAGGATTTTATTAAACAGGCTTGCTCATTTGATGAGTTTATGAAACTTTATTCTGCTGAAGAAATTGAAAAAATCCTTTATGGCAATGATGAAGATTCAGACGAGGAGTCAAAGGAAAAGCCTAAGAATAAAGTTTCAAAGAAAGACGATGAAGATGATGAGGAAGTAGAAGAGGATTCTGACGAGGAAGAAGCTGAAGATGATGAGGAAGTAGAAGAGGATTCTGACGAGGAAGAAGCTGAAGAAGAGGAAGATGATGATGAACCTCCTGCAAAGCCTACTAAAAAGCCAACAGTAAAATCTAAGGAAGCTGATTCAAAGTGCCCTCATAAACATACTTTTGGAACGGATTGCAATAAATTTAAAAAGCATTGTGATGATTGCGATGAATGGGATAAGTGCTTAAAAGAGCAGAAGAAGCTAGGCAAGAAGTAAAAGCTTCAGAGTTCCCTAGCGTACTCCTAAAAGCTAGGGCATTAAGGAGAAAATAATGTTTAAATTTAGATATGGAAAAATAGTGGATCAAATTGATATTCTTCCTTATATAACTATGTTTTTGTATAAAAATTATATGTTTGATTGTCTTAGGCCAAAATGGAATTTTTGTATTTCTGTTCAATGGAATTATATGGTATGCAGAAATAAGTCTAGGAAAAGGCTCTAACTATTAAAGGAGAAAATATGATGTCAGTCAATATAAAGTATTTTTTAATTATGCTGATTATTGCTTTTCTTGGATTAGCTATTTTTATTGCTATATTAAAATTAGTTGAAAAGCATGGACAAAAATAAACTAGCATCTATACACAAGGCAATAATGAAACCTAAAAAAGTAATTATAAACAAGCATTATTTTCCCACAGGAAGCGATCTGCTGGATATTGTAGTAGGTGGTGGAGAAGGTTTTGGCTATCCTATAGGAAAAATAATTAACTTAGTCGGCGATAAATCTTCAGGCAAAACTTTTCTTGCTTGCGAAATTGTTGCTGCTACTAATTATCATCCTGAATATAAAAATAAGCTAAAATGGGTGTATGATGATTGCGAGTCAGGATTTTCATTCGATACTAAGAAATTATATGGATTTGAAATTATGCCATTTAAAGATGAAAAGCGTACTAAATCAAAAACAGTAGAAGATGCTTATTGTAATGTTAGGAATTTCTTTGAAAAACTTACTGATGATGAATATGGCATTTATGTAATAGATTCATTAGATGCGCTAAATGATAAGGAAGGAAAGAAAATAGCTGATGAGCAATTTGTAAGATTTAAAAAGCGCAAGGAATCACCTGAAGAAAAAGAGGAGAAAGAAAAAGGCTCATATAGAATGGGAAAAGCAAAGTATTTATCTAATACTTTTTTCCCTAATCTTGCTGATTTGATCGAAAAGAAAAATGGCTTGCTTATAATTATTTCTCAAGTGCGATGCAATCTTGATCCATTTAGTTTTGAGAAGTATTCTCGTGCTGGTGGCAAGGCAATGGATTTTTATGCTCATACAGTTCTATGGCTAGCCAATGTTAATAAGATAATGAAAAAGGATCGCGCTGTAGGAATAACAGTAAAAGCACAGAATAATAAAAGTAAAACGCCAAGACCATATCGCAGTACATTTGTAAAGATTTTATTTGATTATGGTATTGATAATATACAAAGTAATATTGACTATGCTTTTGATTTACTTACTCCACGAGGGCAGCTAGTAAAAAATCCTAAAGTAAAATGGTCAAATAAGATTTTAAATCTTGAAGGACTAAAAGCATTTTTAATTGAACATAATCTTGAAGAAAAATATCGTAAGGAAGTAAAACCAAAATTAAAAGCATCAGAAGTTATAGCATGGCTGGAAAATAATTCTGATGATTTTATCAAGAAGGCTTTTATTGCAGAATTTAGTGATTCAATGAATAGGAAAGATTGTATAGATTTTGTTACTAAAAATAATCTAAAATATATTCTAAGAAAGAAGGTAGTAGACAAATGGGAAGCAATCGAGGAATCAGTAAAGAGCAATCTCCCCCCGAAGTATTCGGAAGATTAAGTAATCATTTTTCTGATATTGAGAAAAAAGAGCTTTACGCAATTTGGCAATCATATAATGAAATGCGTATGGGAGGAGTAAATCCATTTGAAATTGTAAAGTATTTTCGTGGGGACAATTTGGATTATTTTACTGCTGTCGGATTTGAATTATTTAATAAGGAATATATTGAGGTAATAGAAAATGGATAAAGATATTGATTACTTAGTTGAAGAATTTGAAACTATATTTCAGCCTTTTGCCTATGATGGATCATCTGAAAAATTAGCAAAACTTTTACTGGACTATAAGGATTTTATAATAGAGTCTATCATAAAAGATATTAAATTAGGTGTATACATTTCAAAAGTAGATTATTGCCTTCACGAAGCAATAGAAGTAAATGCTGGACTATATTATAAAAATAAATTAATATCATCTAGTAAATCTACTACTTGCTTATGATAAATGTAATAGAGTATAAACCATGCTCACTAAATGCTAGTATAATGACTGTAATAACTAATTTTATAGATTATGAAAACGCTAAAATAATTACAGATTATATTAACTATAGAGAGATAGGGAATGAAAATAATAGTAACAAAATTTAATAGCAAGCCAAGTCAATTTATATATTTTTATCATGGTAATAAAGATGTTAGACCACTAATATGGATTGAATTCTGGTGGTTTAATAAAACAATTCAGATTACAATAATTCTTTAAATGAAAAATCCACCTTCACTAAAAACACTTCGCAATAAATTAGATAAATTATTTAATACTTATATTCGTCTAAGAGATAAAAAATGTATTCTGTCGGGCAAGAAAGATAAACTGCAATGTTCGCATTATTATGATTATTTACAAAATCCTTTTTTACGTTGGGATGAAAGAAATGCCCATGCTATGACAAATAAAATCCATTTCAAGCACCATCATGGAAAAGCTCCTGATTATGCTCATTGGATGTATAAAAAATATAGCATGGATTTTATGGAGCAGTTATATAAGGATTCAAAAAAGGTATTTATTCCTACTAGAGAAAAATATATTACTTTAATAGAATATTATGAAAATAAATTGGAGAAGTTAAATGCGAAGAATAGCCGTACTAGAAGCTGACCCTGAAGATATATGCGAAAAGGATGGGCACGGACATAAATGGTTAGAAGACATTGAATATGATGTATCAGATAAGCGGTATTTCATACTTAAATGCTTAAAATGTAACAAATTAAGCTCCGGTTGGAAATATATAAAATAAGTCAGATCAAAGTATATAATATAGATATGGAAGATTTGATTAGATTGATTCGTCAAGCGGCTCATGATGAAAGGCGAATCAATCGTGAGGCTACAGAGCTTCAATTATACGCTTTAGAATTATGCGCTTATTTAGAAAAGGCTAAAAGAAGAAGGTTTGAACATGCACATTGATAAAGTTAAAAATAAGCTAATCAATTTACTTGAACCTAAAATAAGCATAACAAAAAAGTATTGGGTAATTGCCGCTTCGCTTGACCATCATAACAATATCATTAGTATAGGTGAAAATTCCTATCAGAAAACTCACCCCATGCAAAGCAGATTTTCTCAGATTATAGGAAATAGAAACCGTGAATATTTACACGCTGAAATTGCTTCATTAGTTAAAAATCGTTCAAAGGCAGAAAGTATTATTGTCATTCGTATGACTAGTACAGGATTAGTAAGAATGGCTAGACCTTGTAATATATGTAGTTTAGCTTTACGAGAAGCAGGAATAAAATTTGTCTATTATTCTAATGATTTAGGACAAATACTTTTAGATGAATTGCATTATTAGGAGGACTCAATGACCTACGACTACGAGCGAGTGGCGAAGCAGTTTCCAGACATAGTGATGAGATGGTATGCAACACCGGGCGTTGCTATGGAAGGTGAATGGAAAAATAGATCCGCCAAAGAGATCGCCGCCATTCTCCGCGAGGGGTTCCCGGAGGAGCAGTCGCAGGCATGGCGAAACGCTTTATATGACGCAAAGGCGCGAATTGCGCTAGATAAAAGCACGTTTGCTAGCTTCGGGCGAGACACGAAAGGACATCTGCGCGCCCTGATGCTCATAGATGAAACAATCGAGGACTGGATAAAGAGCGCTCCTCCCGCCCCTGACGTGGCGGCGCTACGAGACATTATTACGCGTCTAATCGGATGCCTTGTGCCTTTTATCGGCCAGCAGCCCGATGATGCCGGAAAGCCGCCCCTAACTCACTGGCAAGAGCTTGGGCATAAAACGATAGGCGAGGCCGCCGCCCTCCTGCGCTCCGAGCCGAAGGAAGAGAAGCAGACGCTACGAGAGGCGCTGGACAAGGAGGCAACATGAGTACTCTTTTGGTAATTTACCCTGGGCGAAATGTAATGAAAGACTGCGATTTTACTATTCTCGTTGCTGAAACAGGGGAAGCACTCGCAAGTCATATTTGTAGCTGCTCTTGTTTTGCATACGGAGATTTATATGCAAATAGAAAAGAAAGAATAAGAGAATGGACAGAACGTTTTGGAGAACTTGAAGTTAAGTATATCGACGAGACGGATATCACAGAAGAGAAGTTAATTGCGAGAAATAAAAAATGGTATGAGGAAAATAAAGATAAGGAGACCCCATGAAAAACTCACTACGATGGCATCGGGAGTGCCTAAAAAACCGACAAGGCTCACTCGAATGGACTATAAAGGAAATTGCCAAGTTGCGTGTAACAGCCGAACGGCTAGAAAAAGAAAACGCCTTTCACGAGAAGCAGATTGCCCAAGCCGAAAAGGAAGGGCGGGACGGATTTGACTCAGAAAGATATATGCGTAAACGGGAGGCACCATGAAAAGCGCAGAGGAGTTTGCTGATAGTTTATTCGACTATGAGGGAGGGGAAAAGTGGAGAGAACACTCCGCCGCCCTAATCCGCGCCCGAGACAAGGAGATGCGAGACGCTTACGAAAAGATGCTGGATTGGATATTTTACGAGTGGGACGAAGGCGGAAGCCTAGAATGGGATAAGCAACGTGCCGCCCTTGATTCCGTTCTCGGCACTTTAGAAGGAACAGTCTAAAATATGTTCGGTGGACGCTTTAACCGTCTAACCGCTTCGCTTATTAGACGGACACGCGCCAAGTTTTTGGCACAGATTATAGGAGGAAGAAAATGAAAATAGAAACGTTACCAGATTACAGTTTCGCGCTCAAGGAAGTTTTTTCAGGAGTTTTACTTATAAGCCCTGACAAGGAAGAGTTTGGAATCTGTATGCGAGATTCCGGCTTCGAGTTTCAGTATGCGGGAACATGGTATGAAGCAAAGCGCGGAGTAATTAACTTGCTCGGCGGGAAACCTATGCTCGAAGGTGCCAAAAACACCGAACAACTGCTTCAACCTGACAAGTCCTAACGGCCTTGCAGGTTAAGCAAATGTTAAGCGGATATTATATAAGGAGAACTACGATGAGCGACTATGAGCGAGCGGCGGAGCGGATATGGGGCGCAATCTATGAACGGTGTGCGTTTCAACGAGACATCGCCGCCATTCTCCGCGAGGAGCTCCCGGAGCGCGCCAAGCACGAACCACCCATCCTGGATCATGCAATAAACATCGCAGTAATACGGTGCCCCCAATGTGGAATGATGCTGAATACTCCTGTACGGATCGATCCCGCCCCCGACGTGACGGCGCTACGTGATATTGCTAAGCGGACGTTTAAGATGCTCGACGAGGGCGCGACGCTAAGAGAAAAGCAAGAGTTATATAACCTTTGCCGCTCCCTCCTGCGCTCCGAGCCGAAGGAGGAAAGCCATGAGTGACTATAAGCGAGCGGCGAAACGTTGCTGTGAGGCGGACAGCATCAGGATACGCGAAGTATTTACCGCAATGTTGCCGGAGAAACCAGAGGAATATATCCCCAAGTTGAAGGCGATAATTGAACTCTATGGAACGCAGAGTAAGGAAATCCTTGCCGACTCCCGCGCCCGCGAGGCGAAACTGCGCGAGGTGATCGATGAACTATTGCCTCTGGCTGTTGTGTGGGCTGAACATTATCGCGATGAGCAGAACATGATACACATTGCATCTGAGCACCAAAAAATTATAAACAACGCCCGCCCTGCAAGAGGAGGGAGTAAATAATGAATTTAGATTTTTGGCTAGTAGGTTTTGATTATAAAAATAATGTCCATACTGAAACAGTAATCTGCTCTGCTGATGATAGCCCAAAAAATATTTTAGATAATTTCAACTGGCTTATGAAATCTCTAGGTGAAAAAGAATATACCGATGCCAAAGTACTCCGCAAAAGTGATGAATTTGAACAAAATAAATTTTACCATTTATATGATGGATGGAAAAGAGATTGCAAATAAAATATAAATGGATTTTACTTTGTACTATTTTACTTTGCTCAAGCAAACTAACTAAGGATCATTCTATACTAATTCATCAAACTAAATGTATAAATAATCCTTATTTAGATTCACTTTTAGATTCAGTAAGAGCAATAGAATCATCAAATGGAAAACATTTACTAAATATAAACTATAAAAAAGGTAAAGAAGTTTCTCGTGATGAAGGGCCATATCAATTAAATAGTTTGTGTAAAATAGTTTTTGCTAATTGTTATAATGAAGGGAAAATGTATAATCCTTATAATGAGGAGACTTCAAGAAGAATAGCTAGGCAATTACTTTTAGACAATTTTAATTATTCTGGAAATTGGTTCAGCGCGCTAGTCATTTATAACTGTGGAATAAAAAAGTATATAAATATGGATATTCCTTATAGCAGTTTTATGTTTGCAGAAAAGGTTTTAAGGAGGATGAAATGAAAGCATATTTTAGTTGTGATTGCTTAGTAGTTGAAGCTGAGACGGACACTGAAGCCTATGCGATAAAAGCATGGAGAGTAGTTAGTAATGGATCGCATGGAATTCTAAAAATAATTGATTCTTATCCTTCTACAAAAAATCCATTACTTTTACCTTGTGAAGAAAAATGAAATTAAATCCTAAACATCATTATTATAATAAGACTAAGAATGAGCATTACTACTTAAATACTACATTTACTGAAAAGGAATGGGATGAATATATAAATGGAAAGATAATTCATGGCTTACTTATTCATAGAAAAGATTTACATAGAAATATACCTACTCAATGTGAAAGATATTCAGGTGGAAGTAAAGGTCAAGGACCAGTTACTCGTTGCCCAAATAAGTCTTTTTATATTTGTGATGTTGCTGGAATTATTATTTGTAAGGAATGCGCTAGAAAGATAGCTTCAGAGCCTTATTCAACTGAGACTTTTACCAAGCTTACAGAGCGAAAAACATGATACTTTTTTATATCCAGCCCTAGAATGGGGCTTTATACCTAAACTGCTATCTATATATGAATTTTCGCGTATTTTTATTAGTATAGCTAAGATTTGAAGCAAGCCCTTCCTGCAGGTTTGATCCCGCTAGTCCTCGGGTGGATTTTAATCCTTGGCATTTCCCAGACAGAAGGGCTCACTTCCCTACCTACCTAGGAATCAATAAACTCACAACAATATAAACAGCCTCAGCTAATGAGACTGTTATAAAAACATTTTTAGTCAATCGGCAAATCTTGTACTGCGATTTTAATTGATTCAATTCCGTCAATAATTCCTTGTAAAGTTTCTCCTGATTCGCTAAGTCCAGTTGCGATTTCTTCAAACTTTCTTCCGATTTCTTCAAGCTGTCTTGAATGCTCTGAATCTCTTCTAGAGATTTCTTTTTGGAGTCCTCCAATTCTGTTTTGTAATTCTCTATTATTATCAAGTAATTCTGTATTTCTATCTGATAATTGTTTATTGTTATTTTCAATAGACTTAATTGTGTTTGATAGTTCGTTAATTTTTCTATTATAACTGTTTTCGGAGATTCTATTTCCTGCGAAAAAAGTAATGATGAGCAAAGCAAAAACAGCAATAATAATAAATACTTTTTTCTGCACAACTTTATCTCCTTATGTTAAAGATAGAAGCTGATTCCAAGCTATACCCTGTGCAAAAGCATTCATCATTCTTGACCAAAATCTTTTTCTCCTTCCTGCTCTTGATCTATCAGTTGAACCTGACTCATCAATATCAAGATTTTCCTGCTTGCCAATTACTAATAAAGCTACCATTGCTGCTAATCCAATTCTCCACCATCCTATGGAAATATTTATTGGCTCTGAGCTTTTTAGTAATGGCAAATAATTACTAAAAACTATCCCCAAAATCGTTAATATATAAGCTAGTATATCATCAAGCACATCAAAGATTTTATTCCATACCTTTTTTAATTTGCCCATTTTAATCTACCTCCAATATTTCCGCATTTAACAATTCATTAGGCAATACTTTATAAGCATCTAAAATTTCATTAAATGCTTCTAAATCACTTTGAGACATTATTAAGCATCCAGCGCTCCATGCTACTCTTGTTAATGTATCAGGAGGATTAGGTTTTTGTTTTTGTGTATCATGAATCAGCCAACGAGTAAAATCTATAGGAGCACCATTTGAACCTTTTATCGTTTCTATAGAATTTTCATTTATCAATTGCCCATCTAAATCATATGCATTTACTATACCATGAATCCTACCATAATAATTGCGATTTTCCACAAAGCATTTTATTTGAAATTTACCAGGAGCTAAAGTATCTAAAAATCTTCCTCCAGGAATGTTAGCTACTGATTGACATTTTGCCTTAAATAATAATGCTTCATTATAGTAAAGTATAAAATCATCCAAGGAATTATTTATATCATTATTCGTCCACGAATCAGGCCACGTTGAATATCGCTTGTATTTGTAAGAAAGTTTTTTTCTATATACGCGAACAAAAAGATCATCCACTTTTTTGTCCTTTATAATTGTGCAATTAAATAGGAGTCTTGCGATTCTGCACATTGTGAAGCCAGCTTTCTAGCTTTTTCTAGATTGCCATTACCAATATGATTCGCTTGAAATGCTTCCATCAGAGCATCTAAGGAGATTAAAATAGTTTTTATAAATGTTTGCGTTACTTTATTTGCTTCGCAAGATTCTTTAGAATACTTTTCATAATTTGTTTCCATGTCATCTACCTTTTTTTGTAAATCAACAAGTAATTGCGTATGCTCTTTAACATACTCAGCACATTCAGGTTCACTACCCATAACTTCAGTTCCTTTCACTTTTATTTTTCCACCCTTAGAAAAGAATACTTTTATCGTAGCATATATAATTCCTAAAGCTGATAACAATATTATTCCCGCAATTAAAAATTCCCACCAGTCATCCATAACTACACTCATGTGGCACCCCTTTTTATAATAATTTATAATTTATTATTTTTCTATTTTCTACATTGAAAAATCCATTATCATTATATATTTCAGCAAAGCCATGGTTCCATTTGTTTAAAGGCATATACTCAGGATGAAGTCCACACAAGCATCCTACGCTCCAGCAAGTTATTATTTCCCCACTTATTGTAGGCTCAGTATGCTCTGAGGTTTGATGGAAATGAAAACATAAAGAAGTTTTTTTGGCTCTGTTAAATAATCCTCTGGCTGGATTAACGGGATTGCTAATACTAAAAACATACTCATGCCCATGTATAAGATTTAAATGCCCTATTCTAATTATCCTTTTATCCTTTACCACATCTATATTCCGCTCTTTCAAGTTTAATACATTTTCTAATCTTATTGAATCTATAGCAAAAAGTTCTGGCGCTTTTTGCATTAAATAATTATCATACCGTTCTTCGTGATTACCATATTTAAAAACTATTTTTGCTTTTCCTGATACCTTTTTTATAGCATCTAATATATCATTAAATAATTCTATTTCGCCTTTTACTGTTCGCTTTCTTGGGTCATGCTGAAATTTAGATATGGAATAAAAGTCAATCCAATCACCAGCTAAAATAATTGTCTTGGGCTTTATCTCATCGATTCGTTCTATAAATA